TAACGGCTTCATACATGAGGGGTCCAAAGCCCTTTTCGGCAGAGGACTGTGTTATCCTCCAAACCCTGTCACCGTCAGGTGTTTTTTCAAAGGCCTCTGACGCCGCAATGGAACCCATCAGAATCTCTCCCAAAAGCTGCTCAGCATAGGCTTTAACTTGGTCAGAGGTTGTTATTTTTCCTACCATGTCGGGAGGCAAGACCTCGGGAAGTCTCTTGCTGAACTCTGCATTGGATTCTCGAAGAAGGTCTCGCAGCTCAACGAATGTTGTTAGCTTGTTCTTGTCAAAGAGATAAAGGGAAATTCGATCCCCCAAAAAGGTGCCATATAGGGCTAAATTGGCTTGGGCAGCGTGCTCGGGGCTCCGTGCCGCCTCCTCAAGCTCCTAAGACAATCCCAAAAGGGCATTTTCCACAAGAGACTCAACCAAGGCCTTCATTTCGTCAATGAGAAAGTCAGGTGGGTTGGATGGGTCAGGTATCTCCTTGGTCTTTATTAAAAGCCGCTCATTCCACTGATCAGGGTTTAGGGTGGGTATGCTGCCGTCAAGGTCTTCACGGGCTCTGACGGCATTTGTGATTTTGGTAACGACAACAGGAATTTCCTCTTGTTTCCAAACGCACTCCTCAGGGACGCAATAGTCTGGCAGTTCTGGCGTGATAAAATAGACCGCCACCAGCCTTGACTTTGCCCGACCAAGTTTTGTCATTTGAACGCCAGGAACAAAGCGCCCGCCGACAGGGATGGCATACACGCCTTCAACGAATGAACTCGCCCAGAGTTTCCCTGATTTTTGTATCCCCAGGGCTCCCTCTTTGTCTGTGAGGTGGATGTAGACTTGTGGCATATCCATACTAATTAGAGTGTGATGGCAACAAAGAAAACAAAACCATACCAACAGCAGCTACCTTCCTTTCCGCCGCAGTTGCCAGACGACGAACCAACCCTATCTTCTGACAGGGCTACTTTCAAACCTGTTGACATTGATGGCCTGGATGACAAGATCAATCAACAGCTAGAGGACTTCTCCGGGCTCCTGGCGAGCATCTCCTCAATTGAGGATAAACAGAAGGCGCTGTGGAAGCAAATCTATGAGAACGCCGTTCAGGACCGCAAGAACGCCTATGTCATGTGGTCAGACCTCTATGCCTTCGTGCACTCCAATCCAAGCGAACATGCTATTCATGGACAAAATCTCTCAAGATACATGGAGCGCATGTCCAAGGCAAATGACCAGATTCTTAAGCTTGCGGAGCTTGTGTCTAATGCAACCGAGGACCAGGTTGAAGAAACCTTCACGGAGGAAGACATGTATGACCGCATCCAAAAGACAACCGGAAATGGACATTGAGCCATGGTGTCTTCAGCAGATAGACATTTGCTTTCTCTAATAGAGAGTCTCGTTGAGGAAGAGCTTCAGACGGAAGCTCTGCGTGGCGGGTTTGACCTGAACTACTTCAAAACCCTAACGCATCCAGACACGATGATGGAATATGCCCATGAACACCTCAAGAGGTTGGGTCAAGGGTCCTCGAGAATTGTCTATGCCCTATCTTCTGGCAAGGTACTGAAAATTGCCTACGATATGATTGATGCTGGAATAGTGCAGAATGAGACCGAGGTAGACGTTTCCACCAACCCACACACCAAGCCCGTTGTTGCCAAGGTGTTTGATGCCGACGAGGGTTATTGTTGGATTATCTCAGAGCTTGTCAAGCCACTCGACGGCGATAAGTCTGATGTGAACTCAGTAACAGGACTGCCAAACGCTACGTTTGCACAGCTTCTTAAGTACACACTAGATAGTGGCTTAAGTTTTGATGAGGCCGTAGAGCATCTTCAAGACAGTTATGGTGCCTACACCGGAAATAGTTGGCGTATAATGGCAAGGAAGGCGCTTGAAAGCTTCAACAGGCCATTGTGTGAAAAGCTCATAACCGGCATTCGAGAAATGCAAATGAGTTTCGGGTTTGACATTACCGACATCATTTATCGAGCAGAGCATTTTGGTAAGACAGCAGATGGAAGGATTGTCATTCTGGACTATGGCTATAATGATCAAGCTGTAGGTCGGTTTTACTCAGGTAGCGGCACAGCCAACTCTTTTTGGGATGTAGACCGAGACCACATCCCAAACAAGAGATATCGACGAGCACGCAGACCAAACTAAAGACGCCTCCCATGCCTGAGGTCCAGGTTTGACAGAGCCAAGTTTCACAATGTGAGATAGAATATACCTATCTCATATGGCCCGAATAACAACCACAGTTACACGTCGCTTCGGCAAAGCTGGACAAACCAATGAAGGACAGTTTCGCCAGCTCGCTACTCAGGGCGAGGGACCGGCCTTTCAGAGGGCCGTTGTGGTGGATGTCATCATGGACACTTCTCTTCTGAGTGAAGAATATCTGAATGAGGTAGCCAGTCTCGTGGACAATCCCGAGCTGGTAGACATGATGCCAGTTGGTTCTGTTATTGCCAGAATTGTCAGCAACCAGGGCGGAATAGGGCCCACCGCTCACACAATACTGTTTCCAATGATGTCGTCTCACATCATGTTACCTGTGCAGCCAGGAGAGCAGGTTATCGTTTTCTATGAGGACTACTCCAACACTGGGGCCAAGGTAGGCTATTGGCTGTCACGAATTCATAGTGAGCAGACCGTTGAAGACCCAAACTACACTCACTATGACAGAAGATTTGACCCAACATCAAACCCTTCTAACTTTTCTACCGAACAAACCTCAAAGAGAAGCTCCTCACCTCCTGTCGTTGGATTTCAGAATGGTGGAAACACGGCAGACAGCCTCACGATACAGCCATCTGGAAGTATGGGAGAAAATCCCTACCAGACAATCTTTGAGTCCTCAAAGGCTGGAAGATACATAACGCCCGAACCTGTGCCCCGCTGGAAAAAGAGGCCCCAGGAGTTCGTCTTGCAGGGCGCAAACAACGCCCTGATAATGATAGGAGAAGATAGGAACGGACCCATTTCGGGAGCCCTACAGGATTCTCCAGTTGACATTGCCAGAGCGAGAAATGCTCCTAGGCAGGCTGGTGCCATCGACATTGTTGCCGGTCGTGGAAGGTACTTTCCAGAGCCCGGAGAGAGCCCTAGAGGGGGCTCTACGTCTGCCAACCCACCGCAGGAGTCAAGCACTTCTCCGCTCGTTACAACGAATACAAGAAATAGCAGGGAGACCGACAAGAATCCATACAGGAGCGCCCGTGAGAACTTGGCCAACCCTAGGGAGGGCGATCCAGATCCGGTATATGATGCTGCTCGAGTCTATGTGGTACAGCAGAGTAGGGTTGACGAGAACTATCGACTGGTACGAGTAGGTGATGTTGGTCTTGAGTATCCTTCCGAGGCTATTCCGGTGGTACAACCACCGGAGAATGGTGCCTATGGCCGTTCCTATGTTGTTGGAAAGGCTGATCATGTTCGTCTCATTGGAAGGATGGACGAAGACTCCCAGATAAACGGAACAGTTCTGATAATCCGTGAAGGAGCAAAGGCAACTTCCGAAAGAGGCGGGACGCCAAGTAGTGCAACATCTCCAAATGATGCACAAACGTCCAACGGGACTCTTGCCTACATTTACATGGATGAAAACGGTGACCTACAGCAGGAGGCCAAGAGGATTATCCTCGGTAGGGGAGAAGATGAGAAAGAGCCGTACATTAGATACACTTACTACAAGGCGCACATTGACGAGTTGAAAAAGCAGATAAAGGAACTGGCTGACCAGCTTCAGTCCGTCACCGAGACATACAGAACAGCCTTTTCATCTGCGACGGCTGTGCCGTGGTCCACGATGCCCGTTCTAATACAGGCTGGTATTCAGGCTAACATTGAAACAGTTCTGAAGGTAGAATCTGTTAAGAACTTGGTAGACACCGTCAAGCCTGACGATGCTGCCTCAAAGAAGATTTTTGGAGAATAATATGTCGAGGATGAATCTCAGAGAAGAAATTAGGCAGGTTTTTCTTGAAGAAAAGAAGAACGGTGAAGCAAATGCTGGAAATGACAGCAGCACCGACCCAAATGAGCAAATAAATCGGATGGCCGATGGACTTGCAAGGGCCATTGACAGGCATGTTGAGGAGGAGATGACCAGGTTATGGGTATCGCTAACATTTCCTGGGGCGTATACAGGCGTGGACGAGGATGGAAAACCTATCACTGTCAATCCAAACATAATTCTAACGTACCGTCCACACATTGATTCGGAGACCTTGCCAGCGACAGTTCAAAATCCAAGTATTCTAGCAAATTTCAAACCACGTTTAGGCTGATACTTAGAACAGGCGAGGGTGTAGATGGTAGCCAAGAATACAATGCTTAGCTTTAAGGATGTGGGAGTTAAGGACGTTGACAGGACGGCCGCTCGTCAACTAAGAGCTGTTCCAGTTCCAATAGGCATTAAGACTCCGCTTGAAATCGACGAAACAGGGAACAGTGTCTTTGCCATGCATTTTTCCCTGAAGGATCAGGTGGCAGACAACCTGAGAAATCTAGTTCTCACAAATCACGGCGAGCGTCTGGGGCTATATGACTTTGGGGCCAACATACGTCCTTTGCTTACGGAGTGGTCAAGCAAGGACAACTTTGACCAAGAGGTGATGCAAAGAATCAACTCGGCAGTATCCAAGTATTTGCCTTTCATTACGATGATAGGCTACGACTCCTCCCCAAACTATTACGAGAACGTATTTACTGGTAGGATAAAAATTACACTGCTTTACTCTGTCCCGGCTCTAAAGCTAACCGAACAAATCTTGGAAATGACACTATTCGTGATCTAAGGGTATTCAACTAAACATGGCAACAGATAGCAAAAAACAGGTCCTCAAAACAATCAAGGAGCGCAAGTACCTTAACAAGGATTTCAATGCGCTAAGGGCAGACCTCCTAGAGTATGCTCGTACTTACTTCCCTGATCAGATAAAGGACTTTTCGGAGGCTGGACTTGGCGGGTTGCTTTTGGACTTGGCCGCCTACGTCGGCGACGTGCAGTCTTTCTACCTAGACCATCAATTTCACGAAAACTTCCCTGACACGGCGACCGAGAGCAACAACATCGAGAGGCATCTCAAGAAGGCTGGTGTTCCAATCGTTGGAGCTGCACCAGCAGTTGTTGACTGCACATTCTACGTCAAGATTCCCGCTTCCGGCTCCTCCCCTCCAGTACCCGATCCAACGGCAATGCCAATGATCTATGAGGGCACGGTTGTGAAAGCCCAGAACGGGACAGAGTTTCAGCTAACCGAAAACCTGGACTTTACAAGGACAAATGGTGACGGTGATCTGGAGGCCACGATAACCGTTGGCAGCCGTGACCAGAACAACAACCCAACGAATTTCATTATGTCTTTGAACGGGGTGTGCATATCCGGTTTTAGGGCTACGGAATCATTTTCTGTTGGAACGTTTAAGGCATTCAAGAAGTTTACCCTGTCGAATGAGAACGTTACAGAGGTTACACGAGTAACGGATACGGTAGGAAACGAATATCATCGGGTTGACTATCTCACGCAAGATACGGTCTATAAGGCAGTAACAAACATTGCTCCCGACCATCAGATGGTCAGTGAGAATCTGGTGCCAATACCAGCTCCATATCGTTTCATCACAGACACAAGCCTAAATACCAAGCTAACAACGCTGACGTTCGGCGGTGGAAGTGCAGAGACCTTGAACGACGATGCCATTCCAGATCCCAGCGAGTTTGCTCTGCCGCTGTACGGAAAGAAAGTGCTGTCCAGGTTTACCTTAAACCCTGGCAACCTTCTACAGACCACGACCTTTGGCGTCTTGGCCCCGAATACCAGCGTATCGGTAACGTACCGCTATGGTGGCGGGTTGTCGCACAACGTTGAACCACGAAGCATTAGGAGCATAACGGTACTAGACCTATCCTTTCCAAATAACCCAACCTCAGCCGTGGCGCAGTTTGTTCGCAACTCGCTGGATGTTGTCAACGAAAAAAGGGCTGCTGGTGGTGAGGACGCTCCAACGGTTCAGCAGCTTAAGGCCAAGATACCAGCATTTGCAGGTGCTCAAAATCGCATTGCCTCAAAAGAGGATTTGCTGGCACGCATTTACACCCTTCCTTCAAACTTTGGACGTGTTTACAGGGCCAGCCTACAGACAAACCCCAACAACCCAATGGCTTCACAGTTGTTTGTTGTGTGTAGAAATGCACAGAGCCAGTTGGTGATTGCGCCCGACACTCTCAAGAAGAACCTTGCTTCCTATCTGAATCAATACCGGATGATATCCGACGCTATCGACATTCTGGACGCTAGAATAATCAACCTTAAAGTCCAGTTTCAGATAGTCACAGATCCAATGCAGAATAGGCAGCTTGTGCTACGCAACGTACTACAGAAGCTCAAGAGCTACTTTGACGTTAAGAACTTCGAGATTGACCAGCCGATCGTACTTGCAGACATACAGAACATAATCTACAACACCCAGGGTGTTATTTCGGTTGTCTCCGTAAGCCTACAGAACGTGTATGGAAACAACAGCAATAGAAGCTACAGTACCGAGCAGTATGACATCCCTGCTAATACCTTTCGTGGAATTCTATTTGGACCTCCAGGGTCGGTATTTGAGATCAAGTTCAAGGACAATGACATCATTGGCACTGCCGTTTAAGTGCTCTACCTTCTGAAGAAACAAAGACAACATGTATAGACTACTGACAGCCAGCAAGGACACTTACATAACCGACAAATTTGTTGCCGGAGAGCGGGCGCTTAATGCGAATGTTGGGCAGGCTGGAACCTTGGATCTGTTCAAACTGTACAACGAAACATTCATTTCCGCAACAGCCTCCCTGTCGGGTGTTTTTGAGAAATCCAGAGTCCTTCTACAGTTCGACATGGCTCCTCTGGCTGCTCTAACTGCCAGCAAGGTAAACCTGTCAGACCCGTCTTTCAAGTGCTATCTTCAGTTGAAGGATGTCTATGGTGGACAGACAACGCCATCCAATTTTACGTTGCGTCTCGCTCCCATCTCTAGATCGTGGAGTGAGGGTCGAGGCTATGATGTTATATCCTTCAGGGACCTAGACGCTTGCAACTTTTCCACTTCCTCAATTTCTTCTGGCGTTGTGGAAACATGGACAAGTCAGGGCGCTAGCACCTCAGGTAGTCTCGGTGATCCAACCCTGGATATCATTACCTCTGGAAATCTCGGGTCTGGCCTTGTGGATCTTACCGTCTCTCAGTTTTTCACGAGAGGCGACGAAAACCTTTTTGTGGATGTTACGACTCTTGCTAGCGCAACCCTCGCTGGCCTGATACCAAACCACGGCTGGAGACTTTCCTTCTCAGACGGCGAGGAGCTTGATAGCACCACTCGGTTCGTCAAAAGATTTGGGTCAAGGCATACCACCAACAAGGAACTGCACCCAAAGCTGATCGTGAAGTACAACGATTCCATTCAGGATGATTCTGGTGACCTGGAATTCAACTCTGCACAGCAGCTTTTCTTCTACAACACAGTGAACGGCTCCCGGACAAACTTTGTTAGCGGTTCCTCAACCGTTACGGGTTCCAATTGTGCCGTCCTCCACCTAATAGCCTCCAAGAGTATTTCTCACATGACAAACTCATGGAGCGTATCTCACTCCGCTAGCATCAACCACATGACTAGAAGCCTCTACGTCATCACACAGTCTTTTGATGTGTCTCAGTTTGTCCTGAATGGGCTCAGTCAAACTGGCATCTACACATCCAGCGTAGACATAAATCTTGTTACAAACGTCACAGTCAGCAACTTCCTTACCGGGGCTCTTTCTCAGCAGTTTAGGTTTGAAGTTCTTTCCTCCGACCTTTCCTACCAGTTTGCTCGTGGCCTGTATACGTTTAGAAAGCCACTAGCCATCTCTTCAAATGTTGCCAACAGAAACTGGTTGGCAAACATAACAAACTTGAAGCAGACGTATGTGAACTCGGAAACCGCAAGACTGAGAATCTTTGTCCAGGACTATGACGCCGATCAGCAGCCGTACAGGACAATGACAGCTTCAAGGTCGGTGATTCTAACAAACCTAAAGTGGCGAGTTCTAAAGGCCTTTTCCAGGGATGTGGTTATTCCATTTGACTCCGAGGCTACCCTGTGCTCTACCGATGCAGACGGAATGTACTTTGACTTCTACATGTCTGACCTAGATCCAAACGAAGTGTACGAATTTGAGTTGATGATAACTGAAAACGAGCAGGACTATCACATTAGCAATGCCGGGTTCAGATTCAAGGTAACGCCCTGATGACATTCAATAGCAGAAAGAGCCTTAAGGAAAGTGTCCCATCACTTTTTCAACCATCCGTAATTCGTTCCCTTGGCAACGAATCTCAGGGTGCCGTGACTTTCAACCTGGTGCAGGCTGGGGTGAACTTGGATACAACCATCGGCGAGACTGGCTCCTTCAAGTATGATCTACCCGGAAGTGGCCTGAAGAGCACACAGCAGTTGAATGTTGATTGGAGTCAGTTTGCCAACCATACGTTCTTTAACTCTGCTCAGGTGAAGGTAAACGTAGCCTTTGACAAGATTCAAAACTCCTTTCCATTTGACGGAACGAACAAGGAGGTTGAGGCCTATATCGACTCCCTTACCGGGTATGAGAAATACGTCTTCGATAACTATCCAAAAAATAAGGGGTACCTGTTCTTTTCTGGGACTGCCGGGGAGACCTTTGGCGGAACCTATGTTACCACCAAGGACATAGCCGGTGCGGCTTTTCCATCTGTTTCCAGAAGGCATGATGGCACAACCATAATCAATCCAGAAGACTCCTCCATGACGGTTGAGTACTGGTTCTTCGCACCATCACAAACCAACGACAACCAGATCATTCTCGACAAGCACAGCGGCTCAATGGGTTTCATGGTAACGCTGGAATCTACTGGCTCGGCAGTGACGGGCTCAACAACGTTTAGGCTGGTTTCTGGTAGCTCCACGAGTGACCTTACAGCTACCTTCCTCAAGGGAGAGTGGAACCACTTTGCGTGGATTTGGGATCGAACCCCAGGCTACTACAAGGTAAGCTCCTATCTTAACGGGCGATACTTCGCCTCCTCTTCAATGCCTGTTGAATTTGCTACGTTTTCGGCAATGGGCGATCTTCTGATAGGCTCTGGAAGTTCTCTTGGGTCGTTCGCACCAGACAATACCCTGTCGGGGTCTTTGGATGAGTTGCGTATATGGCACTCCATACGGCAGCCAGAGGAAATTAGGGAAAGTATGCGTAAGGAAGTCTACGCTGCTGACGACCTCAAGCTGTACTACAGATTCAATGAAATTTCTGGAAGCTCCTCCAATCTGGTCATTGATGCGTCTGCTAATTCGCTACACGGCAAACTTGCTTCTTCTGCCATGACTCTTGGAGTGAGACAGGTTTTGAGTGCGTCTGGCGAGACGCCCATGACATATGAGACACTGGCCATGGCTCCGGTCATGTTTCCTTCTCATGCTGATGTATCGGCATATAGGACTCAGTTAATGGTGTCGGCAAGTTCCTACGATGCCTCCAACCCAAACATCATTACCAGACTGATACCGAAGCACTATCTGATTGAAGGCCAGGAAGAAGACGCTCTTGATACAGAAGAGGGAGAAATTGTTTCTGCGCTTTCTACCGGAACAGACCCACGTTCAACAAAGCTAGGAGCGACACAGGTTCTTCTTCTGCTCCTCTATACCTGGGCCAAATTCTTTGATGAGATGAAGCTGTTCACTCAGGCATTTGCAGACATTAACTTCGTGGACTATGACATTGAAGACACCATCCCAGACCAGTTCCTTCAGCAGCTTGCCAGGTCACAGGGAATCGAGCTTCCACCGCTCTTTGTAGGGTCCAGCATTGGACAGTTTCTAAATGCCGATAACATTCAAGACGGTATCGGAAAGAACCAACAAACCCTTCAGTACATACAGAACCAGATTTGGAGAAGGATTCTCGTTAACCTGCGAGATATCGTCAGCTCCAAGGGAACAATGCACGGCATCAAGACCTTCATAAGGGCCGTCGGCATTGACCCCGACAACAACTTCCGAATCCGAGAATACGGAGGCCCAACCCAGCACGCCCTGAACTTCTCCAGGGATAGCAGAAGTGAAATCTCCACCATGCTGAACTTTGTCAGTGGAGGGCTCCTGACCGGTTCTTTCCTATCGGCAAGTAAGGTTGAGCCTGGATATCCATTGGCTGGGGGCGGCGGCCCGGCTTCAGACCACTACTTGACCTCTGGCTCTTTCACCATTGAAGGAACCTACAGGTTTCCTCCAGCGACCGTTGTTTGGGCATCACAGAGCCTGTTTCGACTGCACACGACCGGAAGCTCGGCCATCAACGGTCTGGCCCTTAACGTGGTTGCAGTTTCTGGTGCAAAAACCCTTACACTACATACTAGACCTGCGAACTCCGCAAGCTCCCCAAGCCTCGCCCTGGCTCTTACGGGCGTGGATCTTTTCGACGGAGACAAGTGGTATGTTTCGGCAGGACGCATACGAAGCGACAGTCCAACCCTAACTGCAAGCAATGGAATTTCGGCTTCCTACTTCTTGAGAGCAGCCAAGGCTAGCTATGGAGATATTCTTGAGTCGCACTCCACATCATCCTACTTCAATGAATTTTCTGGGTCTGGCCAGCCTGTTTGGGGCATAGTTGAAAGCACTGTAAATTCCAGCGGGGCGTTTTTGGTCATTGGCTCTCAAAGCCTTAACGTGTCAACGGATTTTCTGCTAAACGCAGCCGCTTCCTCATCACTAGAGGCGAGAACAACAGCCTTTGAGGGAAGGGTGACACAGCTTAGGTTTTGGTCAAAGGACCTTACCGAGAAAGAGTGGCCAGAACACGTCAGGGACTTCCGCTCCAAGGGCGTTCAGGATCCTTTGACAAACTTCTCCTTCGTAACAAACAAGTCAGGCTCTTGGGAGCGTCTCAGGATGGATGTAACCACCGACCAGGAAACAACCTCCTCTAACGCCTCTGGCGGTATATTCCTATTTGACTACTCTCAAAACAGCTTGCATATGTCTGGCTCTGGATTCCCACTAACAAGCAGTGTGATTCAGCCCGAGAGATTCTTCTACACCTACATATCTCCAAAGTTTGATGAAGCTAGCACCACGGAGAAGGTTCGCATTCGCTCCTTCCAGGAATATGACAACGTAGTCAACTCTCCCTGGGCAGAGACTGCACCGGTTCATGAGCTTCGCAAGTCCGAGTCCCCTACGGACAATGCCAGATTTACGATCGACTATTCGATCGTCGATGCCCTTAACCAGGATATGGTTAACATCTTCTCAACTCTTGATGCCCTGGACAATGCAATCGGTAACCCCGAACTTGTCTTTTCTAGCGACTACCCTGACCTTGAAAATCTGCGAAACGTCTATTTCAACAGGCTGACTGACAAAATCAATCTTAAGAATTTCTTTGAGTTCTACAAGTGGTTTGATACGAACATCGGGACCTTCATAGCGCAGCTCATCCCTCGCAAGACGAAGTTCATAGGCACAAACTATGTCATCGAAAGTCACATGCTCGAACGTCCAAAGATGGAATATCTCTTCAGCGATATCTATCTTGGAGACAGCAACAGAAGCGGCTTGAGAGATACCATTCTGCTTCAGTTGTTTGTTGGTGAGTTCTCCAGGTACTAAAACAACATGGCAAGCTATAACGAATACGAAGGATTGTCGGGGTTTGACTACGCTCCATTTGATGATGGTGGCGAAGACAAGCTTTCTATTACCGTTGCAGTTTCTCAGCAATCTGGTTCTGGATATGCTACAACGCTCATTGATCCCTACAGGCAGGGTGTTGAAATCAATACCTCTCACCAGCTATACCTTGGAATGCAGCCAAAGCTTTGGTCCGGCAACCTAAAGCACAATGCCAAGATTGGAACCTATGGGCAGGCACGCTCCTGGACGGAGTACGAGAATACCAAGATATTTGACGATCAGGTGATTAAGTTTGATAATCTAGCCTACGTCACCAGTCCAGAGACATATCCAATGCCGATATATCTCAATGACGGGCCTCAAAGCGAGGAAGAGGCCATCGTTGAACCATTCACGATCCCATTCCGTAAAAGCCCTCAGGAGGGCGCTAGACCTGCCAGAGCACCCAAGGGTGCCCTAGAGGATGGAAACGCCTTTGACAGCCCCGTAGGAGCTACAAACAGGGTTCTACAGTTCATCGACTACTCCCCTCCCCTGACACCTCGAGTTTTCCTCGACGAGGGCCAGGAATATCACGGAAATGGTAGCTTGGATGACCAGATTATCCTGGAAGGATTTGTATCCTACGTGGACAGGCTTGGTGAGCCTTTCAACGATACCTGCGACGAACAAATAGTGACGCAGGTCGAATCACCGGATGCAACCTTTACGGCGGCCCTGAAAGCTTTGCGTATAGAACTTGATGAAGACATCAGAGGAACCTATTCTCAGAAATCTGCCGCAGCGGGTTCTACACTATATGGCCCAGACATGGGAAGGTATGGAACAGACTCAATAGCCTTTGGTGGTTGGGTTCGTGGTTCCTAAAAGACAACAAGAATAGGCGACACACAGAGATGGCAAGACAAGAAAAGGGTACGAGAGTCAGGACGCTACCGGGAAGAGTTCAGCTTAGAGACAAGGATGCTCAAGCAAACTCCTACCCAACGACTGTCCGATTCTCAACTGATGAGCGTCAAGGGAATCAACCAATTAAGTTTGACGACCAGAATGTCATCGTCTTCTCCGAGGTTGATAATTTTCATCCATCCCTAGGCCTTCCATCAGGAAGTGCATGGCTTTCCACCACAGAAGCCTCAGACACCAACTCCACTGCCGCATCGGCCATTATTGTTCCGGGGCGTACCAACTCTGGAATTGTGGATGGCCTACAGTATGTTCAGTTCCTGTCGGGCGTTGCCCTCAAGCCATTTAGGGATAGTGAGCAGGATGCCGCAGATGCCACATCCCTCTCCAACAACACATTCTACACGACAGGCAGTGCCGTACTTCAGGTTGGTGAAGGCTTCTCGACTCCTCTGTGGAGCAAGCAGAAGATAGAGGTAGACATTGGAGTCATTAACGATACCGGTGTCTATACGTACAATGCCAACACAGCAGGAAATGAGGCCTTTGGGACCTCTTTTCCAATGCTGTATTACAATTTCGAGTCGGGAACCTGGGAGGGCATAGGTCTAGGCTATGAGTACAACTCGCTGTCCGATCAGGCTGACACTATTGAGCACATGCAGATTGGCTTCATAAACACCTTCTTTCCAAAAGGCACAAGTTTCGTCGATATCAGATCTGCTGGCTTTATGACCAGTGACTTTGGTTTCCCATATCATCCAAAGTTTCACGCAACCAGTTCGCAGACGCTCTCGATGGATAGATACATAACACAGCCCTTCCTTTTGGAAAAGGCCACCATTGAGATAACTGGCTCATCAGAGGTTGGAGTTCTGACCTTGTCCCTGTATGATGGCATGTACAAGAACACTATTTCGGCTTCCATCAATACATGCTTTCTTCTGAATCAGCGCAGTAATGCCAGTCTAAATTTGATAAAATACATAGGAAACATAGGGGCGTGGAATTTTGCCTTTCTAACAGCATCCGTTCCAAGCTGGCGGAGACTTAACGCCAACAGTACAGAGGCAACCCTTGTCACGACCACCAGGGACATACTTGGCTTTTCGCAGATATACTCTTTTGCCAGTGGAGCCTTTGACCAGCTTGTCTATGATACCAAGAGCACAACATCATCTTCTGCACGACTAGAGCTTCCAATAATGGAAAATGACATTGTAATAACGAGCTCGGTGGCAGGGGATGCTGGAATAAACTGGACGGGTAGAGTAACCCTTTCTATGAGTATGTGCTCGCCGCTGGCCGGATACATTTCCGAGAGAAACAGGTACGAGGCGTCTGTATCAGGGGCCTTTTCCAAGACCTTAATTCGCTATGATGGACCGGGCGATTTCGATGAGGTGCTTCTTGGAAACGATGGATACAGAACAGGGTTGGGCCTTCTTCGCCCCTCAACCAGGGGACTCCTAAGTGATTATACCAGAGGTAAAAATCTGGGTCAGCAGGCAGTGGTTGGCAGCCAATCCCCTCCTCTACAATTTTCCATGTTTCACGCCAGAGGAAAGTACAAGGTCAACCCGTATATTCTTTTGCCTACAGACAAGTTGGTTCTTGGTTGGCAACTACCGATTTCTACAAATCCAGTACAGGGCATAGCTGCAAATGAGTTTGAAACCGTTATGGCGTTCTGGCAGGGGCCGTGCAAACTGACACTGTACGGCTGCTATGTCAGCGAAGGTCATGAAGTCAACGAGACAACCAACCAGCTTCTTTCCTCCAATTCGGTTCATGAAGTGATCGGGGAATAACCATGCCAACGTATGACATTTTTGAGACAGAACACCTTTCCACATACTCTGGATCATACAATTCCAGGGTGATGTACGGAAGTTATTTTTCGTCTGCATCTGCCTATAACAGAACTGTAATTGCTGATGAAATAACGGGGCTTGTTTCAAGCTCCTTTTATGCACAGGAAATCATATATCAGCAATCTACCGCCCTATATTTGAAGAGCGGCTCCTATCTTGGGCGAAACCCAAACATCCTCTCTATGCAATCTGATGGGGAGCTGTTCTATGACAGCTTGATGATTAACCCACTTCTGTATACGATTGTCAACGGAGCTAGTCCTGTTGGAGTTTCGCCAGCTATTTCTGGTAGCACAAACTTCAACATCCCGGATGTCCCTGCCTCTGGTGCTGCGGTTATTCATATTGCTGCAAGCGGAACGCAGGCGACAACTGCTGATGGCACAATTTTTACAGATGGCCGCTGGCTCTACGCATTTCCATTTGAGAGTAGTTATAGGAATCTTCCTAGATCCCTACAGCAGTCCTACAATACGCTTTCGCCGATAACAACGACAGTTTCAACTTCTATTTATGGTCCATTCATCACTTATACAGGGGATGCCAAATACACATTCAGGAATGTAAGCCAAATATCAAACATTCAGATGTGGCCTGGGCTTAACGGTGCAATAGCTACAGAACTGTTTGACGGTGCTTTTGTTTCTGGAACTGCCACCTGGAACGAGGATTCCTTCCCACAGAATGGACAAGGAATAATGGTGAGGGACGAATGCTGGCGGCCTAGTATTGCTCAACTCAACAGGTGTTATTTTGGAATTGGCCATGGTCATCATGGCCTTGTTACAACTGGACATTTTCACATACTTGCCTCTAGCTATGGGTTTCTAATTGCACCAATTCTTAAAGGGTGGAAATATGGTGTTTACAACGGCAGCCCAGTAACCTCTAAGGCTGTTTTTAGGCTAAATCGTTTTGGGCACATGCGTGATATGTTGGAACAGCGGCCGTTTACCAAGTTCTTCGACCAGACCACGGGCAAGACAGTTACTTCCCCGGTTGAGGTTAGGGCCGTGTCCGGAAGTGCCTTCCACGCCCAGACAATCGACTACCTAACGGCAACCAATCCAAGCTACAACCCAAGAGATAGCGGTGCTTGGGACTATGAGTATAGGTCTGGCCAACCATTCTCTGATGATGGAGGGGCGGGGGCGGCTTCGGAATTTTTGCCAGAATAGTACATTTCTGCTTCTGTCTATTTAGACATACACGCATATTCGCAGAAGGTAACGCATGGCAGGCATCATATCTGGTAAGGATCGTGTACTTGACACAATCATTACACAACAAGGTCGAGCACAAATCTCCACAGGTAAGCTGAGGGCCGAGTACGTCTCTTTCAGTGACATGGGGGCAATTTACCTGCTTGATACCATTGTATCTGGTGGGCTGGATACAACTTCTCGCCTATGCTTTGAAGCAGGCAACCTTCCTCAGGATATGGTTGTTTTTGAGGCAGATGATGGCGGCAGGCTTCTTGGCAATTTTGTTAGCGGCTCTACGGTTATGCAGGTAGCTGCTGGTCAAATTTTTTCTGGCTCAAATAGAGATGAGCGTGTATCGGTGACGGGCTCACAATTTGCATCTCTTTCCGACAAGCTCCTTAGCACCACCGTCGATAACTTCAAGAAGCTGTACATTCTCTCAAGTCCCGACCCAATCGACGAAAGATACGATCAGTTCATTATAGGCCCAACAGACACAACCTTTGCAATAACCGATGAAAAGCCAATTGGGCCAGACGACATCAAAGAAATCAGCATCGACCACGTTGAGAGCGTATTCTATGATAAGCGTCTTTCTCACATTCCGAACTTCAAGTTCTTGCCGCCTGTCAACAAACCCAGAACGGGTGAGACCGGAGGCGCTCCGCTCGGACTTTATGTGAACCTAAACCAGAAGCAGATTCTTTCATATGCTGACATTCAGCAAGAATTGGCAGCTAGTGCGCTTGGTGGTTTTGAGGAGAAGGTTCGTTTTACGGAAACCTCCAAGGCCAATAACTTGCTCGGTCAGTTCTTTGAGTCCTCTGGCAATGAGATGACAAAGCTTGATGTTATCGACTTTGGTAAGTTTCCACCAGACGCAGACGGGATCATTCGTCATGTTTTCTACGTTGGGAAAGTGTTTCTTGATGGTATGGGCAGCACGACCTACGTCAACATGTTTACGCTGATATTTGAGAGTTAACAAATGAAGACATTCATCAAGAAGCAGACTGACATTATCAGCATTCCGAAGAACTTCGCTACCCTTGAGGCCGTGGCCGACAGTAAGTTTCGGTACTACATCAGATATCTTGCAAATCCAACCAAGGCTGTCGCAGAGAATGCCTTTCTTGTGAAGCTGCATATCTCCAAAGGCCCATACATCAAGAAGGTTCAGCCGATTTTTGGAAACGCAGGCGGCTTTGATATTATTGACGGCATTCTTCGTCAAAGACCGATGCAAAAGGACATTGTCCGCTCCTCCACTGCCGATATCCTTCTGACGTACGTTTCAGATATGAGCGCCAGGATTTCCAATGGAATGACGGGGGAACTCAGCAGAGCAAAGTATGCAGACACGGTTAGGGTAAGAACCACCAAGACCTTGGTTTCAAAACCGGTTAGTGAGCTAGATGACAAGAACGTCAACATGCCCATTCTGGAGGCGAACCTTAATCGTGTTGGTGATGAACAGGCTGGAACGGAACAAACTTCTAAGTCTACCTCACTAAACATGCTCTATATTGATAGAAGAGATCCTGCCAGTGCCGTCAATGAGAAAACAAACACAATACGGACAGCAAGGCAGGCTTACGATGGCACCTCCTCAAAAAACAGTCGGTCGCAGAAAAGCGACAGAGCCAGCTCGGACGGTAAGATAGTTTCATCTCTGCTGAACACAAGCACGAGCACCTCACAGGCCGAACTAAAGAAGTCTGACTTCATGACCGTCTTTGAAGAACGAGAGGACGGGTTCATTGAGGTAAGAGAGGTGGTAGACATACCAATGGGTTCGCTCCCGGATGGCGAATTTTACGTCACCTACGAACTGGTAAACTCCAAGGGATTTCCAATTCAGATTTCTTCCAACCTGGTAAATCACAATCGAAACTTCCAGCTTCTCAAGATGCCAATTCTAGCACCATCCGTACAGCCGATGCCTGTCAATCGCCCAGGGCGAGTTGCTTTTGAAGTAAAGCAGATGGACAAGAACGCAACCGGGATAAACATATACCGAAAGGACGTTAATCCAGGGCGTAACGATACAGACGCAGCCTACTCTTATGTAGGAAAGGTCGAAATGTCGGCTGACACTCCAACGCAAAGAGTTGAGGACATGGCCGCCAGCATAAATTCAATACTCTATCGCTTTGTACCCTACTCCGATGAAAGCGTACAGAGCAGCATCTTCACAAGCGCCGTTGTTAGCTTCAACAGGACTAATATGCTGAAAGGCAACAAGCTGTTGATGCGCCAGAACTTTGTCTCATTGGCAAGCACAATTACCAGTGCAGGCATCTCTGTAGAAATCAAGGATGTGCCGAACAACGTTACGGCCATCCGACTGGAAAGAAAGAACCTCTCTATCTTCGAGAAACGATATGGCATCATTGGCAACGATGTGATGTTGATGGATGGTCGATCCGGGGCTCCCGTAATTGTGGACGATACCTCCGTCAAGCATGGAAATATCTACAGCTATAGAGTTGCGCTGATTTACAAGGATGGCGACGTTAACATAGGCAGCAATCAGATAACTGTCGAGTTCAGCCCAGCGATGAGCAATGTGGCAACAGCCGTTATTTCAGAGCCGCAGATCATACAGCAGGCGTCGGGTCTCGATGTTACTTTTTCGGTGACGTTCAATGTCTTGAACCAAGGATCGGAACAGGTGAGAAAGTTCATTTCCGAACAGGGTCTGCTGTCAGAGTTCCAATCCGACATAACCAACGACAAGGAGAAGTTGAATAGGCTCTTTGCATATGGCGTTACTCGAACCAACCTTACATCTGGAGATGTTGAAAGTTTTGGGATCGTAGACTCCAAGGAGTTCTCCGACCGAGGCTTCGGAATTTCAAAGAACATCAAGCCTCTTGATCCAGGGGCCGAGTATCGTTATACTGTAAAGGTCTACTTCCGCAATCCAGAAACGCTATTTCCGAAACTCGAAAGAGTTGTCAGCTCTTCCATAAACTCGAATCAGTCCTACGTTCTCAGGCCTTACAAGTGGAGGCAGCCGATTACTCTCCGAGAGGGGACGATAGTTTCAGAAGCCTCTCTAAAGGCGAATCATGCCTACGGTCAATTTGCCCTAGGTGATGTAGCGGACATTCAGCACGTTACAGTTTCTCTAGCTAGTCTTTTGCCAAATCTTTCTGAGGCGCAAGCAACTCAGGTGCGTGAAAAGTCTAACCTGATACAGTGGAAAGTCACTGGCAACGTAGCCAAGGTAGACCATTTTGTGATCATGCTCGAGACACTCGGAATGAAGACGATCGTTGGATGCGCTCACAACATAAGCAACTCCAACTACTTTGAATTTCTTGACAATTTAGATGCTGGGGAAAAAGGCGCTCTAACTTACAGCATAGTTCCTATCTATTATGACTACAGCAGGGGAACAGAGTTGAAAACAAACACGGTAGTTATTTAAGGGTAGCACTATATGGCAAGAATCGGTATATTTGGAGTTGGGGTTCGTAAGAGCACCGTAGCAAATGGTGGCATGAGCATACAGCCCATCTCTCCCACATCAAGAGATAGCTCTACTGCTACCAGTGCACCAACGCCGGTCCCAGGAGCTGCTACTCTTGGCTCATCAACTTCAACTGGGGGTTCTACTACGATTGACATGGGGCTTCCACGGCTTGGTGACAATGCCCTGAGAAGCTTGGCCGTAGGTGGTGGCGTTGGGACTATGGCTGCCAACAAGTACAACGCAAAGGCAATGAAGAACGTCCCGGCCCTCAAGTTTCTAAAGCCAGCCGTTTTGTCGATAAAGGACACGTATCCCATTGACATGCTATCAGTTGCCCAGACTCGAATCGCAAACGGACAGTTTGTGCCCATTATGGACGGTGGTATAAGCGTATTCCGCCCAGAGATTCTGTCGATCATTGATTTTGCTCCAATCTATAGGGTTGGCACACGAAACAGGGAGAACAACGACGTAGGAGACTTCGTTGACATTCAGTACCAGGCCAGCCATCTGCGCCAGGAAACTCTTCTCAAGCTAATCGACAACGTCAGAAGAACGAGCCCGCCAGAGATTACTCTGCTGCCCATTCGTGGACGCTCCATACCAGCCACACCAGTTGGAGGAGACAGATTCAGGGAAGTGCGAAACCTTTACACCCAAGAGGTTCGTGCTATCGAAGATCAGATGTCGTACTTCAAGGACATCCTTACGAACATCGACAACATCAAGCAGGCTCTAGAAATCAAGAAGATTCCAGCTAGTTTCTATAACACCACAACCTTCCTTCCGCTACAGCAATTCTTTGAAAAGAGGATGCAGTATGGAAGGGAGCAGTTTGAGTCATTTTCTGATACCAAGATACTGCTACAGCTTCTGTTTGATTTTAGGGCTGTGCTTGAGGGTTACAGTATCTCCCTTCTAGACCTAAAGGATCCTGACAGAGAAAACGATTACAGTCCCGTGAAGATAGACAAGACCTACTCATTGACGAATGGGTTTACTTTTGACCTATCGAACATGCGCTCTGTTACCTCCCCAGTAAACGCCACAGAACTAAACTTCTTCAACCAGTTCAACAGCTCCCTGCCTACAAATCCAGACGAAAGGATCAAAATCCTAACGGCTCTACTTGGCAAGGAATACCTGGTATCTAGGGGTCTTGGCGACCAGACAAACAAGAGGCTTCTTCAAGGGTTTGGTATCGCTGAGAACGGCAATCCATTCGACAACATCATTGGGGAAGTTGGGAACACCATTTTTGAAAAACCAAAGGGAGCCGAATCTCTGGCCTCAGCACTCTTTGTTGACCCTGGACTCCCGAATGCCAGTGTCCTTCCATTTGAAAGCAAGTACGTTGACTCAGATGACCAAAAATTCGTCTACGTTCCTGGGTCGGCATATTTCGTTGACTCGGTTCTGTCTACCAATGGTAACAACTGGAATACCGAGCCCTTTGTTAGTTTCGTGAACCTTTGGAATACACGAGTGAAAGACTCGAGGACTGTAATCGAAAACCTTCTCTCGCTAAAAAATCTTCCAACTATTACTACGCCAAGTCTTCTAAATGAGGCAGTACTGAGATCGACAAAGAACTCTATCAGCACACTCACGGACCCGGCTAACATTAACGCCTCCCAGGCTCTTATTGCGGCGATCTTCAAGCTAGCTAGTACCGACAACCAACTGAAGAGTATGCTCTTCCAGTTCTGCATCCTGTACGGCATGGCTGTAAACAGCACAACAGAGCAGAAGGAAATTTTCGATGTTCTTGCTAGGACAGAGATTTCGGACCTAACCAAACTATCACACCTTTCGGTACCGTCTGGTCAGGCACCAGACCCCAAGAGAGGACTGGCTGTTATTCGCCCATATCTGGATCAACTGGCTGAGACAATAGAGAAGCGTATTACGGCATTAACAACGAAGGCAAGCATTGACTACTCCAGAATCCTGGGGGCTATCGACCTAATACAGAGAGTTCGGCCAATACCTAGCTCAACCATGCTCGGGCCGCCTGTAGGTTCCGGTTACAACCCAAGGCTGGTTGGAGCGGTTGGTATAACCGGGGGCGAAAAAAGAACAGACTCAACGACCATGCAGATTCAGCGTGGAAACATCGCTAGTATGCTATCCAGGCTTGTCGTCTCTAGCACGCAGAATTCTCCAAACTTCATCAAGGAATTTGCGGATCTGGCAACAAAGCTCTACAAGGCCTCACAGCTCCAGGGCGTTAATGCTCACCTTCTACAGGATGGGACAAACAGAACAAGATACAACTTCCTCAGCACCTCGACTCAGCTACTAATGCTTTTCGAGATTGTGGCCTCACATGCTGGTAAATACTCCTTTGCCAACTTTGAGCGTTCAAACAGCTTGACTGCGACGCTAGTCTCCATATACACTGGCGGCAACAAGATTATCTCATCCACCATTGATCAGCTCGTTGGAACTTCCATCAACTTTGGGGCGCTAACACCAAGCATAACCAACCCAATAAAGCCAAGCGCCGACTCCATTAGGGACGCTCTGGGCATTATACGAACATCTGGCGGGGCTGGTGGTAGAGTGGTGTCTTCTGGAGGTTCGACGACATCAGGCAGAACTGGATTTTCTAATTCCGCATTTACCCAGGTAACAAAAGAGCTGGCAAGTCTCCTACAAAATAGCACGTCCTTCAACGAGCTCCTCAGCACAAACCCTTCCGAGGCCACCTCCCTGAAGAATATCATGAAGACGATCACAAACACCGATCTTCTACAGGAAATCATAAAGAGCACAGACAAGTACGCTCCACACAGAGCCTCTCTTGCAGACAACAAGAAAAAGATTGCTGGTGAGATGCTGGCGATTACAAACTTCCTGCACATTCTTTCGATTATTGGGACCTACATGCAGAACGGTTCCACAAAAGTACAGACCGTCTTTAACCAAACAACTCTTCAGGCTTTCCTGAGGACTAGTGGCATTTCAAACCTCAACCTTCTACGGAACCCATCTCAGGTTAGAACTGCGGCCTATATCCTAGAAGACATTAAGGGCAAGACAAGTGCCCAGAACTACACAGAGACTGCGGGCTACGTCTACAACAACCTAGTCGTGTCCAACGTTGTTACTTCAATGGAGTACCGCTGCCTCCGCTCTTTTCTAGCGGAGGCTCCATACATGAATACTACCACAGCCTCGCCCGCCTCCAACAACCGAATCAAAATTCTTAGCGTTGGTGTTCCGGCAGGATTCTCTAAGGAGCTAGCAGATCGTGTTAATCTCGGTCAGATAAGCCCAAACTCCTTCAAGGACAAGGAGTTTGATGTCATCAACATAAACGTCTACAAGAGAGATGCTCGATTTGATGATCTAGTCTTTAAGCCACAGAAATTTCTATTCGACCTGTCTCTGTTTGCTTTGGAGGTTGACATTAACCGCATCAACCCAACGCCAAATGAGAGCTTCTCTAGAATGATGCTCAGAGCAGAACTCACCGACATGGAGACGCTTTCAAGCAGAAAGAAAGTTGGCCTGGCCTCGATCAATCAAAATCCAAAATATGACTTCCTACAGAATGAGGAGAAGAGCAACCTCATAAGAAGCCACATTGGAAGCTATCTGCTTGGCCTATACACCAACTTCATGACCGGTATCCGTATTTCTGAGGATGTTTTTCGTTCACCGGCAGCTCCAACCCGCAGTCTAACTCCTGAGATTCAGCAGATCGTTTACTCATATCTGCGTGATGTGAGGAGAGCGAACCTGCCAGCCGATCAAAATATTGAACAGCTCCTTGCGAATGAAAGCATAGCTGAAGACGTTAAGGATGTCCTTAGGCTTTTTGACTATGGCAGCATGGCATTTAACGCAGGAGAAGTAACTAGTAGGGTGCTGGCACCGAAGATGTTTGATAGGATCTTCTATCTACCCTTAAACGTCGAAAACTTTGAGATTGACCTTCCCAAGACCCTGTCAACCGAATCAGGAAGAAATACCTGGAATCAGTCCTATGTTCAGAATGCAGTGACACGTCGTGGTGACAGGTATTTCCTCACAGCCAGAGGCAGAAATGATCTGATGTTTGATGACTTCTTCGTGGCTATCGAAACCGCAAATGACAAAGAGTGATCTCGTAGGAAGAAAACCATATGACAATAAGCCTTCCATCCAAAAGAGTTGCGGTTGTTGACGCACCAGAGGTCGAGAACTTCTCGGCAAAGTTCGTGTACAAGTTTTTTACCGTAGACGAGGAACTCAATGACTCCGGTACCACACCGCCAGATTTCATTGAAAAAAGAGCGGCGGAGAGATTTGACACAGGGTTCCTTGATTCTCGAAACTTTAACCGATTCACGCCAAGATACGTTAGATTCGAGTGGCGTCCAAACCCAGCCGGTAATCGACCAGACATGGCAAGGCGTGTTTCAATTGCGTCTAATATCTCCAAAGTCCACAACGAAGAGACCTTCATCACAGACAACTACACCAACGTGTTTTTTCAGGATCAGGGACAAGACGATAGAATCTCCTACTTCATAAGGCGGGCCATTGAGGAGGCAAAGGACGATCTTGATGGCAACTCGGAAGAGTATACGGGCTCTCCGCTTGACCTTTCAAAATACCTGCACAGAAACACCACGGAAAACATCTCTGGTGATTTCCTTGCAAAGAACTTCACAAGGCTAAACAGGAATGGCGTACAATTTCTTGATGAACAGTCTCAGGATCAGATAACTCAGACCGTACTGAGCAGAGTCAAGAATATCAGAACTCGTACGCAGCTAAATAACAAGCTCTTGGCAACAATGCTCAAGACCACAAAAGAAAATGTGGTTAACATTTTCGATACCGAGACTGCGGCCATTCTGCCACAGGCCGAGGTCATCCAGCAGAGAGCAATAGCGCAGGAAACGGCTTCAACTCTCACCGCAGACGAGTACAGCTTTGAGATCATGGATATTGTTGACTATCGTGTCATTGATCCAAGTGCGTTCGACTCAACTGTCCAGGTGGTGGGTTACATAATCGACAAGACAGAGTATACGGATAATGGACCCATTACCAGGGAACCAATAGTTGTTGAATCACCGCAGGCATCGTCCACTGCCGACCTTAAGGTGAAATACGGCGGACGATATGGTTACTCAATACGAAGCGTCGTTCTGGTAGAGGTGTCTGCTGAGGATGAGGATACAAACAACGTTATTGCCATAACGTTTCTTGTTGCATCCAAAAACAGCCCGGAAGTCATCATTGACTGCACCGAGTCTATTCCTCCTCCATCGGTTGCTGACCTTGCAATAGACTGGGACTTTGACAAGGACCGTCCTAGACTGCTGTGGGCGTTCCCGCCAAACCCTCAAAGGGACATCAAATACTTTCAGGTTTTCCGGCGCAGGACCATTGATGAGCCATTTACCCTGCTCCGAATGTTCGACTTCAATGATAGCCTAACGCCCAATCACTCAAATGAGGATGTCGATTCGGTTCTTATTGAAAAGATGACTTCCCCAAAAAACTACTACATAGACTATGACACCAACAGAGAAGAGAAGGCGATCTATGCAGTCTGCTCGGTTGACGCTCATGGGTTTACCAGCAACTACTCCATCCAGTTTGAGATATCTTTTGACAAGTACAAGAACAAGCTGAACAAGACGCTGATATCCTTGGCCGGTGCTCCAAAGCCATATCCAAATTTCTATCTGCAAAGAGATGCATTTGTTGATACGATTCGCACTTCAGGCTCTAAACTGCTGCGAGTGGTCTTTAACCCAGAGTATCTAAAGATCGTTGACAGGGACAAGAATGACCTACGCCTGCTCAGAAGTGATGAGAGTTCAAAGTACACCTTGCAGCTCCTCAACGTTGATCTACAGCAGCAGTCCTCGGTTGCTATTCATCTATCTGACCGCAGGAGCGGCATGAAAAAGTCCTAGCGGCATCAGGTCACTTGGTTTTTGTTTTTTACAGTAACGCCTACTTATATTTCGACATGGGTTTACTACAGGAGAGTGCATAGTGGGATTCCTTCAAGGAGATACGAATAACATCATTCTGGACGCTGTTCTGACCGACACCGGTAGACAGTTCATTGCCAGAAATGATGGGTCATTTTCGGTGGTGAAGTTTGCCGTAGCTGATGATGAGATTGACTACACGCTCATTAAGAAGTTTGGTAGAACCGTTGGGAAGGAAAAGATCGAGAAGAATACTCCGATCTTTGAGGCACTTACCAATGGTGCTCTGGCGCAGAAATATCGCTGCGTGTCCATCTCAAATCCCAACCTAATCCGTCTTCCAAATATCACGTTTACCGGTGAGGGCGTGGACTCGACAACGAACATCCTCACGATTGGCAATACGACAACCAAGAGACGCACAATCACCGTGCTTCAAAGCATTGATAACGAGGCAAGCATAGATGTTGAGCTTCGTGATCAGGCATTTGTGGTTGAGCTATCAAACCAGTTCCTACAGGTTATTGGAAGTGCCGCTGACAACATAGATGGACAGCAGAGGGCCACCTACATCCTCACAAGAGATGCTGGTGAGACTTCCCTGGGTGGCTCGAGAATCACATTCACAATCGCAACCAAGGCAATCTCTGACAGTCAGTTTCAGATTTACGGTGCGACCTACAACAAGAGTCAGATCAATACATACGTGAGAATTTCAGGCGTTCAGTCTGGTGCGGTGCTTGAATTCCAGGTTCAAATTTCCTCTACCCTGTGATTGAGATAAGTCTGTCTGGATATTGAAGCCCAAAAGCAAGGAATAATGTAACATGGCAGTTTTTAAGGAATTCTCAGGAGAGGACATCAAGACCTCCAAATCGTTTCTCAACCAGTTAGTTGACGTTCTGGGTACAGACATTTCCAGCTCTGCTACCAGGAAGCAGTATCAAGTTTTCGTAACTGGTGGCGTAGGGCCGGGGGTAACTTCATCCCTATTCCAGACAGTCTTTGACCAGGACTTCACTCTTCAGACTGCCAACTCCGTGTTTGATATCACGTTTGGCTTTCACACTGGCTCGTCGGCGGTTACGAACATTGGACCAACCATTGATGCCAATGGAAAGTACATCTTCCCGAACACCTCTCTCATGATGCGTGAGAAGATGGATGTGTACAGACTATTTGCCCAACAGCTCCTGGGTTCTCAGGACGAAATCTTCACAGCACAGTCTGGCTCTACATCGAACGAGATTCGTGAGGCCATCTTCATTTCCTTCAAGAGACTGTTCGCCAGGGACCAGGTAAAGAGAGAAACGTTTGCACTTCGCCTCATACCAACTGGAGCACAGGCGATAACCACGCCGACTCACAAAGTCCAGAATTTGTCGGTGAACGGCTCTGGCTCGCTTATCCTTACGGACATCAACTCTAGTACAAACAAGTTCTTCACTTTCGGTGGACAGGTATCCACCATCGTAGACTCGGCTGACGTTGGAAATCCTCTTGGCCTGCTGTTCCTGGACAGAGGAGTATTGGTACTTGACATGTCACGGTCGCTTGACCAAGCTAGAAAGCTTACCGGCTCGATTGAGAGTGCTGCCACGGCTACTGGTACTGCTCCAAACTTCTCGGGCTCCATAATGGCTTTGGCAACTAGCGCATCCATAGACGACTTCCTGGACCACGTTTGCTCAACAAGATTTACAGCATCGGCCCAGACCTCTATCACCTTCCAGAACGTTACGAACATCAACTCAACCCTATACTTCTGCCGTATTGCGGCAGATGAGGCGAACTACTCATCAAACCCAACGTTTATCGACGGGAATAACCGAATAGTCGTCATCGACGAGGGCCAGGAAGAAACCCAAAGGACGTTTACGTTCGTAACGAGCGTGGGCCTGTATGACGCATACGACAACCTTCTCGGGGTAGCCAAGCTATCACGACCTGTCCTGAAGGATGACGAAAGAGATTTGACTCTAAAGATCAGACTCGACTACTGATTCACGTTTCTACCTTTTCGGTCACTAGACTATGCAACAATGGCAATTCAGAAAATCACAGCAGAGGACCAGGAGACCTTTACACTTGAGACCAGTCCTGCAAGGACGTTTTCAAGTTCTTCTTCTGGCGTTACCGGCTCGGTAAATGTATTTGCTAGACGCTCGAGTATTGAGAAGGAGATATTCCCCCTATCCTCCTTCTCATCGAGCTTTTATCTTGACCAAAACCTGGATGAGCTACGACGAGACATTCTGCGAGCTACAGGGAGCACCAACACGACCGATGTTGTGTCTGCCTACCTCGACGCAGTAACAGCTCAACAGGCGAGCGTTCGCAAACAGCAGCAGCAGCAGGTTGTTCGCTTCACACCACCGTTTAGCCTAAACTCCAACAGCCTGAGAAAGACGGCCGTTGTAGATACCTTGATGCCGTTCTATAGAACGATATACCCAAGGGCAAACTTTAACGTAACCAACTACAACTGCCTAAACTTCTATACTGCGAGCAACGTCTCCACAGCAAGTGTGTTGTTGTACCCAAACCCCATCAGAAATAGCGCAGTAAGTTCCTTGACGCAGTACGGGTTTACCGGCTCCTTCTCGTTTGACTTCTGGGTGAAGCCTAAGTACACCGTTGACTCCATAGACGCAGAGTACAACGCTGGCACCATTCTGCACCTCACAGGGGCGTATGCGCTTACTCTACACTCGGGCTCCTCTAAGGATATGACGGGTAAGACGGATGCGTTTCGGCTCGGGTTACAGCTTTCCGCATCTGCAAACATTCGACCAAGTATTGTCACCCAGACCAATTATTTGACGTTCTTTTCGGACGACAATGCTCTTCCAATAAATGCCTGGAGTCACGTTACCATCAGGTGGGGCGGGACAAACTACAACTTTGGGTCTGGGTCATTCCTTGTTAATGGCGTGCCGAGGGGTACGTTCGTCATCAGTGCAAGTCTGAATGTTGGCGATCAGAGTTTCGGAGATCCATCCGTACTGTGTGTAGGCAACTACTACGAGGGTCAAAACTCTATTGCTACAGCCCTGACGCAGTTTTTCACCAACGACACTACGGAGCGTGAAGGGTTATATGAAATGGATGGAGGTACCGGATTTGCTCCGAGCGCCTTTGACTTTTCTCATCCACTAAATGCCGAAATACATGAGCTTAAGCTATACGAAAAGTACCTGACAACCTCAGACATTTCAAGGCTTGAGGAGACTGGACCGGCAAACGCATCCGGTAACGGGCTTTTGTTTTACCTACCTCCATTCTTTACACACGAATCCCCTGAGAGGAAGTTTTATGGCTCATCAGGTGGAATTCCTGTAACACCGTTTTTCGGAAAGGACGGGGCGACACATACTCCATTTGCAAAGGAGATGGCCTTTGGGTGTGGTGGTCACTATATCAACCTCGAAAACTATGTGCGAGATTTTGCAACAGGAAGATATGCTCGCCTTTGGAATCTAACCGGCTCAACAATAGATACGACATTCCCAACAGCACTTAGTGCAAACACAATTCTGTACAACACCGGCTCAAACCTAAAGAGACTGTACAGCATTTTGCCATGTGATAACGGAAGGTTTGTTCCGAACTTCGGCCTGCTGACAACCCTGAATACGTCATCGTTCACAAATGACCTTGGGAACTATGAGCCGGGCGTTATTTCCCTTAGAAACATGATAACCGAGTCCTTCCCCAGCGATACACTTATCCAGGAGACCGGTTCAATTGTAAGTGCTCTTGTCGGTGGAAGTGCCCCTGGGAGCGTTGGTGATATCCCTGGAGATTCTCTGGCTATCTATCACCGAACACGGGACGGTTCATCCAACCAGGTTGTACTGTTCGATATCTCCAACCTCTTCTATGGTAACCAAATTAAACCAGGCACCTTTGAACTTGAGGAAGCTGTCATCTCTGGCTCTGATGAAAAGTTTGGGTTCAAGCTAAAGGATGATGGGCTTGGGAATCTTTACAGGGCAGACGCAGACGGCTCGCACGCAACCTGGAGTTCCGTTGGGAACATTTTCTATAGCGAGGGGATTGTTCTAATCAAATCTCCACAGCTATATTTCTTCGGGGAGACATCCTTCACAGCAACGTTCAAGGGAATGCAGAACATTCATGTGCTAACCGTAAATGCCTATGCTCGGCCAATGCAACTCATCTCCTCGTCCAATCCATCCTACATGTCTGGAGCGGTTGATGCCGACCTAGCAAACAACACAGATACCAGCAAGTATGTTTACATCACGCATGTAAACCTGCATGACGACAACCTAAACGTTATCGCAAGAACGGCAGTTGCTCAGCCAATCCTAAAGAGATCCGGCGATAAGCTGCTCTTCAAAATCAAGATGGACTTCTGAGCGGGTCATCCCCACTGGCGAGGTAGATTCTTTGGGGTGTAGTGTTTGTTGCGTACTTCGGTACTGTATCCGTAGTCTACTAGCACCAAGTGATCCTTGCCACCACGAGTGACGACACCCCAGGAGGATGTTCGTGACAGGTCTCCAATTTCCATACGGTTCACGCTTACGAAGTTTTTGATGTCCTGTATCATCTCTTTGAACTCAGGAGACTTATCGGCAAGTTCCGCTTCTCGGCGTGCCGGATCATGAGTCCAGGTGGTCTTGTAGATGAGCATCATGGCGTCTCTCTTCGGAACACCATATATTCTTCTCCAATCCTCAGCCGTACTCTTTCTGGCTCGTTCAGATTCAAGCCAGATGTTATCGGGGTCGGAGTCAACGACCCTGGCTATCAAATTCTCAAATCCATATTCCTCTGCATATTGCGAAACGTCAAACTCGACTTCGTTCTGAGCAATACCCTTGGCATTCTTGGCAACCTTTAGAACAATTCCGGGATCTGCTGCAAAGACCACTCTTGCTGACCCAGCACCAAGCTTGGGCAGGTACTTCATGACATACTTCTTCTTTTGAGCAAAGCTAGGAAGGGACTTCAGTGTCTTTATGTCAAATCCTTCAGGATAGGCAGCAACCTCTTCAAGGCCCTCTTCAAGAGCAGGTTCCTTTGTAGGGGTAGGTGGAGTACATTCCTCAAAAAGATATACCATTAGGCTTGAAAGCTTCATACTCCTGTTAAGTATTTCAACTATATCTCCTACCTCTCTCTAATTGGTAATGTTCCACTGAATATCTCATAAGGCACTCTACAGAATGACCACAACAAAAACAAGCAAACCTCCACGGAAGAGACGCCGTCGGTCGAGATACAAGACAGGAATTCACATTTCCTTAAAATGTAAGAGTCCCATAAAGTACAGGTCTGGCTGGGAGTTTGTTATTTGCCTTCAGCTCGACGCAGACCCTCGGGTGGTGCAGTATGCCTATGAGCCCTTCGGAATCCCGTATACGTCAAATACAAAATCTGGCAAGGTAAGAAACTACTTCCCCGACTTCCTGGTCGCATACGCAGATGGTCAGCATAAGTTGGTCGAGGTAAAACGTGAAAATCAGATGAATAACCTGATTGTCAAGAAAAAGGCAGAGGCAGCAAGACAATGGTGCGGCGTACAAAAACAACAAACAAGCTACGAGTTTTGGACGGAGAAGATGATCTTTCCACTGATGAAGGTTCACGGGCTCTTGCCAGTAAAAAAGAAGAAGAAGAAGGTGACGGCCAAAAAGAGGTCACCGCTCCGGGGCTAGAGGTTGATATAGGTCTTGACATTTCCACTGCCGTGGTTGGTATCTGCGTCCTTGAAGTCAAGACAGGCAAGCTGGTTCTGCTCGATCACCAGAAGCTATCAGACTTTGAGAATGAGTATAGCAAGGCAGACAACTTTCGTGTACTGTGGTTTGACAAGACCTGGAAGGTACGAAAGGTCTTCATTGAGGAGGCAGCCAAGAAGTTCTCTCCCGGCTTCTCATCTGCGGATACCATCATGACCCTTGGAAGATTCAATGGAATCCTATCCTACAAGATTTACCAACTAACGGGCCTAGTTCCAAAGATGGTCAATGTCCGTTCCGCACGTTCCAAGCTCTCAATCAAGATTGATTACAAGGACAAGACAAAAAACACCAAGACCAAGGTGTTTGAGGCGGTAAAGGATCGGAATCCTTCTTTTTCATGGATAACACACACGGCTAAGTCGGGCAAATTTAAAGGTGAAGTCGTGTATGATAAGGTGAATGAGGACCGGGCTGATTCTTGGGTTATTTGTCGTGGCGGCCAGTTGATGGGCGTCTAAGGTTAGTGAACGTGTCGAAAACAAAGAAAAATTCTGCAACTAGAGACCCCTTCGACTTCTATCCCACGCCGGAATGGTGTGTACATCGTTTTCTTGATGCCAATCTTGTTTATGTGGAGCCCGAACATCTCTGGTTTGAGCCAGCAGCCGGTTCAGGGGCAATCATTAAGGCAGTTAACTCTTGGAAGGTAAATGATTTGCCCAAGTTTATCGCAACCGAGATACAGGCAAAGTTTGAGCCAGAACTTCTGGCAATACCAAACGTAGAGAAAGTAGTGACTTGCGACTTTACAAGCACGCTTCCGATGCTGCCGTCAGCCCTTGGGCATAAGGATCCTGATGTCATCATTACAAATCCGCCATTCAACAAGGCACTAGAGTTTGCGAAGAGGGCCATTGAATACTCGCCGGAGCACGTCTGCATGTTACTTCGCCTTAACTTTCTTGGCTCACAGGAGCGTTCCTCCTGGCTACGGTCTCATACCCCAGAGATTCTAGTTCTTCCAAACCGACCATCCTTTACGGGCAAGGGTACTGATAGCATTGAATATGCTTGGTTTGTCTGGTCTAAGTCAACTGCCTATGGTTCGCATGGTCCGGGCTTCATAGAAATTCTAAAGGATACACCGTCTAGCGAACGCAACAAGGGCCGCACGGTCCGTTCCACCAAAAAGAGCTGAGAGAGAGAGAAAGACGGGCCTTCATGCCGATTTACACCAAAGGTCAAGCAGTTGACTTTATTGAGGCAGTGTTTGGAACAGGCACCCTATCCAACCAAGGCCTAAACATTTCCGTCGTTTGTCCTGCTTGCAGAGATGGCCATTCTGGTACCTACTCTAAAAAGAAGCTGGTAATTCGCACTGACAATTTCATGTGCCACTGCTGGGTGTGCGGGTATAAGTCTAGGAACTTAGTTGACCTTCTCAAGAGAAACCACACAGAGCGTCTCGTTGAATATCTCGGAACGTTCGTTGGGGCTGGCTACCTCTATGACGACATAGATGACGAAGAAAGCAAGCCGCCAGTTGATACAAAGCTGAAGCTGCCAACAGGGTTTAGGCCTTTATTCGTGGTTGATGACCAAAGCCTTTACTCTGAAGACGAGATTAAGGCCAGAACCGAGTGCATAAGGTACGTCAGAAAGAGGATTCCTCGAGACCCGCCAGTAAAAATGGCTTCCCATCCCACCTTGCTTAGAAGGAGGGTTTGGACGCCGTACTGGAAGTTTGGGTTAACGGTAGAAGACCCTGGCCTAGTACATCGAGTCATCATGCCGTCCTATGACGAGAATGGCGACTTAAACTACTACGTGGCTAGAGCTGTTCGAGATGGTATGTTTCCGAAGTATGTGAACGCCAGCGTCCCTAGGGAAGACATTGTCTTTAACGAGTTGATGTTGGACTGGTCTCTACCGCTAACAATTGTTGAAGGGCCATTTGATCTGGTTAGGTGTAACACCAACGCTACTTGTCTGCTTGGCTCTGACCTGACAACGGACTACCGCCTGTTTCTAAAGATATTGCAAAACCGGACAGAGGTAAATCTCGCCCTTGATCCTGATGCGTTTCAAACAAAGACCCTTAAAATCGCTGAGTTACTGCACCAGTATGATATTCCGGTTAACATTGTTACATTACCTACTGGATATAAGGACGTTGGTGAGATGCCGAGAAGTGAGTTTATCGGTATACTTGACCATGCTATACCTTATAGTAAGAACTTTCTCTTGAAGGCTAAAGTAGCCGGAATGTTTAGTAGGAAGAAATGAAGATTTGCCACCTGTCTGATATCCACTGGCGAGGTATTGCACGTCACGAAGAGTACACGGATAGTTTCGAGCGTCTATTCGACATGCTTAAGCGGCGCATCCAGCCAGACCTGATCATAAACACGGGCGACACTTTCCACACCAAAACTCAGGGAATCACGCCTGAGATTATCGACAAGCTTTCCTGGATGTTTCGTGAGTTGGCGGACATTGCTCCGACAATTTCTATTCTTGGAAATCACGATGGAAACCTGACGAACTCAGGCCGTCAAGACATCATTTCTCCAATTCATGAAGCCATCAATCACAGAAACTCATACCTGCTAAAGAAGTCAGGCACTCTGCCTCTTGGTGACATTAAGTTGGCGGGTGGAGTTTTCGGTGGCGATGATGTAATGTTGCACGTTTACTCTCCTTTTGACTTGGAGGGGTGGAAGACCATTTCCCCAGTCAAGGGCAAAATAAACATTGCACTGTTTCATGGTTCTATTCAGGGGTGCTCGACCGACGCAAACTTCAAGTTGCCTGAGACACAGAGGGACGTTACATTCTTCCGTGGAATGGACTTCGCCCTGCTCGGGGATATCCACCGTAACCAATTCCTAGCTTACAAGATGGACAAGTTTGGGAAAGAGAAGCCCTGGATTGGTTATCCGGGTTCTCTGATACAGCAGAACTTTGGTGAGCAGGAAACAAAGGGGTTTCTGGTTTGGGACATTCGCAGCCAGAAGGACTGGGATGTTTCCTTTGTGGAGCTTGAGAATCGGGCTCCATTCATTACCGTTCCCTGGGCTGGCTCTGTTGCGTCCACACTCAAAACCCTTTCCAAGGAAAGAGGCCTCGTACACCCAGGTGCTAGATTTCGCATCACCTCGGCCAACCCCATCCAGCAGGTGGAGTCAAGGCAGCTTTTTCACGAGCTAAAAGAGCATCGCAAGGCGTCGGAGGTACTTTTCAAGTATGACTTGGTTTCTAAGATGGAAACCATAGAGTCTGACGGTAAGAAGGTTCTCAAGACTAATCTTCGTACCGATCCCTCCGCTCTAACAGCCCTGTATAGGGAATATGTGCGCTCGAACAAGGAGACCTACAGTCTGGTTGATAACCAACTGGCTCAGTCTGAGGCAACAATACAAAGGTATCTTGATCAGCTAAACAGCGACGAGTCAGATCAGGTAGCAAGAAATATCACTTGGTCCCTAAGGGGAATGAAGTTTGACAACGTCTTTCGCTACGGCGAGGGCAATTCAATCAACTTTGAAAACCTGGATGGTATCGTTGGTGTTTTCGGTCCAAATAAGACCGGTAAGAGCTCCATCGTAGGGGCGATGATGTACGGCTTGTTCAATACCACCGACCGTGGGACAATGAAGGCTGCCCACATCATTAACAAAAACAAGAACCACTGTAACGCCAAAGTTTCTCTCTCAATTGGTGGGAACGACTACTTGGTTGTTCGTGAAACTGTTCGTAACACCCCAAAGAAGAATCCAAAGAAGGAAGATGCGGACAAGACGATTACCGCACTCAACCTGTATCGTATTGGGGCAGATGGCGTTCTGAACGAAATGAATGCCATCAGCAGGGATGACACGGACAAGGAAATACGAAAGCTAATCGGCTCCCCACAGGACTTTCTCCTTACCGCCCTTTCAAACCAGGGAGGCATCTCTCGTTTCATTGAGGAAGGTGCAAGTCAGAGAAAGGCAATTCTGTCAAGGTTCCTTGACTTGGATATTTTTGAAAAGCTTCACTCCTATGCCAAGGAGGATTTCGCTCTTCTAAATGACAAGACAAAGAAGTACAGCAACTTTGACTGGACAGCAGCCCTTCGTCGGGGCGCTACCGAGGCAGCCGATATCGAGGCCAAGGCAGAAGAGCTTCATAAGAAAATCGTGGAGAATGTCACGAGGCGAGATGAGCTCAAGCTCTGGATAATGCAGCACGATAAAGAGTCCGACGACGTAACCACGAAGAACCTCTTGGCCGTGAGAAGGGCTCTGGAGGGACTGGAGAAGAAGCTAGCCAAACTCCTCCTAGATGAGGAGGCGGCGAAGGACAGGCTCCAGGTGAATCTTGCAAAGCAGGAGAAGCTCTTCTCTCAGAAGAGAGAGGTTAACGTTGATGAACTCAAGGGTAAGCTTGCGAAGATGGAAGAGGCAAGGGCAAGCCTCTCAACTCTGAGAGAGAGTTTTGCAAGGGAAAATGCACTATTCGAGCACCAGAAGAAGTCCGTTAAAAAGCTAGAGACGGTTCCGTGCGGAGATATGTTCCCGACCTGCAAGTTCATTAAGGACTCACACGAAGACAAAAGGCGCATCGCTCAGCAGCAGCAGACCGTGGAGCAGCTTTCCTCCTCCATGGAGGCTCTGGATGGCACGCTTTCATCTTACCTGAACGACCGCATAGCCGAGCGCCTGGAGGCCTTCCAGAGCCTTGAGAGGGCTTCTACGCAGAACACTTCCGCAATCTCTTCCTGTAAAAACACGATAGAGATCCTTAGACGTGATATTGTAGACGCCCGTCGTGAAATTGCCGAAAAGGAGGCAAGTCAGGCTGACATTACAAAGAAGCTGGCAACCCAGGAGCGTCGTGAGGTTGAGAAGAACAAGCTTCTTCTTGACGTGCTTGTCTCTGACACTGAGACCTTGGAGCGGCAGCATAGGGATTTTCTTGTGAAGCTCGGTGGTAAGACGGAACAGCTAAAACTTCTCTCAAAAGAACGCTCTGAGTGTAGGGCTGACCTTGAGAAGCTAAAGGTTTTTGAGAGTATACAAATGGCATTTTCAAAGAATGGCATACCTGCTATGATTTTGAAGTCCCAACTGCCTGCTATCAACTTTGAGTTGGCTAAAATCCTCGATACCATTGTTGACTTTAAGGTAACCCTAGAAACGGATACAACATCCAACGTAATGGATGTCTATATCGAGGATCAGCACTCCCGACGCATTATTGAGCTTGCTTCGGGCATGGAAAAGATGATGTGCTCAATAGCACTTAGGGTTGCTCTGATAAACGTTTCAAACCTTGCTCGGTCGGACCTGCTAATCATTGACGAAGGGTTTGGCGCTCTAGACGAAGAGTCAACGATCAAGTGCATGGAGCTTCTTTCTGTTCTCAAGTCGTATTTCAAAACCATACTGGTCATCACACACATCAATCAAATCAAAGAAGTAGCTGACCGACTCATTGAGATTCAAAACGATGGGCTGGAATCAAAGGTTGAAGTAGCATAATGCAAACAAAAGGCGAACGTATTACCATGACAACTACAACGACGGCAAAGCCTGAGCGTAAGAAGCAGCCACCCATAGCCAAGACAATGGCTAGGAGCGGCCAGACCGAAAAAACCGGTGCTGAGCTTGTTACGGAGGATGCCACGGCTGGCCTGGAGGCTGCAACGGCAGCACTGCACTCGGTAATGATGGGCGAGCTTGGCGCAGCCGCAGGAGCAGAGGCTCCGCCCGCTCCGCTTATCTATAGCGACAAGTTTACCCTTTTTTCGGATGCCTTTCGTGCTGAGTCCGTCAAGGGCATGGAGCTTCCGAAGATTATCATGAAGAAGGTTCGTGACGACCAGCAGGCCATTCACGAGAAAAGCTCCATCATGATTTATCTCAACGTTACTGCGGAAAATATCCGCAATGGCTGCTTCAAGCAACTATACAAGGCTTCCAAGAAAGGCCCAATCAAACTGGAACTGCACTGGACAGACGAGCCCTCTTCTGAGGAAGAAGATGCAGAAGAGGCGGGCCCTGCCAAAAAGAAACAAACGAAATCCGCAGCCAAGGCTCATGCTACGGCCATGGAAGACAAGGAGCCGCTCAGTGTTTGGAAGTTTGAGGGTGCCAGGATTCAGGCACTAGACTTTGGCACTGCCGTTTGCAAGCGTCCAGACATCAACATGCTTGGAATTGAAGTGACATTTGAGAATGTCGAAATAGATGGAATTTCTCTCTGAACACCCACCTTTCATAAAGATAGACGAGAACGACAATGAAGACAAGTGCAAACAACAACAACAGCAGCAGGACAATGACCGCCCAAGAGCTTCAACAGCAAAAGAAGCAGCACGCTGATGCTCGGGCCTCACAGGTTGTGAGAATGATCAATCGTTACCAGGAGCTTGTCTCTCTTGGGTTTTCGGATGAAAATTGGGCATATGCTGCCTATGTGCTGACCGAGCTTAGTCATGTAACCGAGAAGAGGCACGTCGATACTCTCGGTGCTCTGATGGCAGAGTCCTACACCCATCCTTCCTTCCAGAGGGTCCAGGAGGTGTGTGGACAGGTTATGCTCGACATTCAGCACTCTCCTCCTCCCGCTGCCCCGCTCCGCCGAGGACGAACCTTGAACGCTCGCTGATAATCAGCGACAATAACGCTCCCCCTGCGGCGGTGTCCCGGCGAAATCAAAGCCGAGCCCGCCGTTTTCTTTTGGCGTTTTACGGCTTCTTAAGTAGAATACCTGCTGTATGCAAGATTATTTTAGCAAGGAAGTTGTGTTGGTTGCTGGTGGGGCTATACTTCTGATTAGGCCCAAGGACCACTCCTCCATTGTTCCACTATTCTGTCGCTGCTGTGAGTTTCCAATGAAGACTCTGGAAGACTCCCTGGCCCACAGAAAACATGGAGTTTGTGCTCACTGCGATAACCGGTGGACAAACAACAAGTCAGTATCCTGGCCTGATGGTGTAATGCCTGACAAAACAACCGAATTCTGGCAAGAGTTCATTGAAACACGAGCTTTGTACGCCAAGCCTATACTTAAACTCAAGTAAGAAGAGGCCGTAAATGCTTGTCAATGACTACCAGAGATACTTGAATCTTTCTCGAATTCTTAACACAACCTTTGGCTCCGAAGGTTCGATGAACAAAGGATTCAACACGCAGTCTGTTAAGTTTGACATCCTGGATGACGGGATGTTGAAGTGCCGATACATGATGATTGTGAACTTTGGTTCAGATACCATGATGCGTGAAATGATGAGACGATACAAGGAAGAGGCCATTGGCATGTTGGAGGCCGCCCTTGACAAGATCAAGGAGCAGTACAAGACCGATTTCAAGGGTCAGGACGTTCCCTCCTTTGAGATTGTTGATTCGAGCATCGGAGAGGATGTTGAATTCCTTACTTTCACGCAATATAAGGGAACTCGCAAGGCCTATTACCGCTTTGGGTGCCTAATAGAAATTAAGTGAACGACAAATGGCTAAGATTAAACGCCCGACGACTACAGGCGTCGTGCCAAGTAGGGCAGACCAGGTAAAAGAGATAATGCGCTGCGGCACGGATGCGGCCTACTTCATCTCCAAGTACGTTAAGATTTCCCATCCCGTAAAAGGCCCTCTACCCTTCCGAACCTTCCCATACCAGGATAGGTGCCTTCATGCCTTCCAGGGCCACAGGTTCGTTATAACAAACAAGAGCAGGCAGTTAGGTCTGTCCACTCTGTCGGCAGCCTACTCCCTGTGGATGGCCGTCTTTCAGCGGGATAAGAACATTTTGGTTATCGCAACCAGACTCGAGGTTGCCAAGAACTTCATTAAGAAGGTCAATGGCATGTATGACTCTCTACCACGTTGGCTGGTCATGCCTCAGATCAAGGCTCGCTCCGTAAGATATCTGGAGTTCTCCAACGGTTCCAAGGTGCAGGCCGTACCAACGGGTACAGACGCAGGCCGTTCAGAAGCTCTTTCTCTTTTGATTATTGACGAGGCGGCTCACGTTGACGGAGTAGACGACCTTTGGCTTGGCCTCTGGCCAACACTTTCAACGGGTGGGTCGGCCATCCTAATTTCCTCTCCATCCGGTGTAGGAACGCTGTTTCACAAACTATGGGTTGGAGCCAAGGAAGGGGAAGACGGTATCGGAAATCCAAATCCTGGAACCGGGACCAACAATTTCTACAGGATTGAACTGCCATGGCAGGTACACCCCGAAAGGGACGAGGAGTGGTTTAAGGCACAAAGAGCCGAAATCCTTCCAGCCAAAGGCGAAAGAGGTGTGGCCCAGGAGCTTCTGTGCTCGTTCGCTGCATCTGGCGACAACTTCGTCTCGGCAGATACCATGGAAGAGCTAGAGAAGGGCTGCAAGGCCCCGATAATGACCTATGGGCCTAGAGGAGAGGTGTGGGTTTGGAAGGATGTTGTGTCAGAGCACCGATACCTAGTTTCTGGTGACGTGTCCAGAGGCGACGCTGAAGACTTCTCTTCCTTTCACGTTGTTGATACCACCGCCGATGAGGTAGTTTGTGAATTCCAGGGCAAGGTCCCTCCAGAAGAACTGGCCAACCTGATGATTGACGTTGGGTTTAGATACAACAAGGCCCTACTCTGCCCAGAGCTCAACTCCTTTGGACTCTTAACGTCGAGCGCCCTCAAGAAATCTGGATACCCTAATCTGTTCTATGAACGTATAGGCAGAAATAGTATGCATACCTCCTATACCACCAGCGATATTCAGGATGACATCCCTGGTTTTACGACCGGCCCAAAAAATCGAGATGAGATGTTGGCGAAGCTAGAGAACGTTTTCCGCAACAAGAGACTCAAAATCTACTCGATGAGACTGGTTAACGAACTCAAGACTTTCGTCTGGAAAAACAATCGAGCTCAAGCAATGAAAGGGTACAACGATGACTTGGTTATGGCTCTTGCTATTGGCAACTATCTATATGAAGCAGCGGGAGTTAATGCTTGGGACAGTGTTGAGGTTGCGTCTGCGATGCTTGCGGGCATCTCTATGGGCCAGAAGAAAATGAACTCGATGGGTACGTCCTTTGGCGTCGAGTCCAAGTTTGTACCTCCCATCATGACCTCTTCCGGCATAAAGCAATACGCTACCCAGCAAAGTCATGCTCTGAAAGAAGAGCAGCGTAAACATGGTGGTGTGGGTCAGGATTTTCGTTCCAACTGGTGGAAACAGTTCTCCTGGGTTGGGGATGACTGAGCAAGAACAGTTGTTTTGCCTTTGAAACAAAGTGTTTAGTGTTGGTGGTTAATATGATATAATGGCAGTATGCACAAGTTTCTCCGCATGGCCCTTCACTACTCGCAGGAGTATACCTATGACAATCCGCTTGAGTATCACCTCTGCGCTTTGATTGTCCGTGGGGGCTCTGTTGTTTCGGTGGGATACAACAAGCGTTCTACGAATGCTTTTGTTGAACACTACGGCGACATGGCAAGGGGTGAGAGGGACTGGTGTCTCTCTACCCACGCTGAGATGGATGCCATCCTCAAGGTTCGTGGAAAGATTGACCTGCGTGGATGCAAAATGTACGTTGCCCGAAAGCGCAAGATTAACGAGTCCTATGCTATGGCTCGCCCGTGCGAAATCTGTAGGCACGTTCTATTCAACTATGGCATCCGAAATGTCATCTACACTATCTCGGATGACGAGTTTGGGCAGATGAAGATTCATAACCCCGCCAAGGTCTTTGATAAGATGCGCCGGTCCTCCAATGGCGAGGAGAGCAATGGGTCAGTGTAGACTCTGCCTGCTGTCGCTTTCAAACGTCAAACGGTCAGGGAACTTTCCAGAGACGATATGTCATGCGTGTTATCACGCTGAGCGTCAGCGTGTCCGCTCAAACAACCGACACCGTCGGCTTCGGAAGAAGAATCCCGGTGCTGGACGAATTTATGTGAATGAGTGGCTGGCCTGCCTTGAGAGACACGACTATTCCTGCGCCGCCTGCGGCTGCTCTGGTCGTAAGAAGCTGACCATGGATCATAAGGTAAGCCTGGGGTCTGGCGGAACCAATCTCGTTGAGAACATACAGCCTCTCTGCGCTGGCTGTCATGTAGTGAAGGACGGCCACCAGCGCCACTTTTTCTGGTTTATCAAGCGTCCCTACCGTCGCTTCCGTAGGTGGATGCGCCTGCGGTTTGGGGTGCATCTTCCGAATTTCTTCGGTAAAACGCTTTAAGGACGTATTTATCCTAAGATAGTCTTAGGAAGAAGTACCTCTTACATGAGAAAGTCTCGCCCAAGCAAAAAAGGGATTGCCTATAAGATCCCATACGTCAAAAGAGACCCGGCGTCGAACACGCAAGGACCGTTTACAACTTGGGCTCTGACACCAGAAAGCGTGCCAAATCAAATCTCTCCATGGGAGATGAGGGGCAACAAAAACTGGGCCGACAAGTATGAGTGGCGAGAGAATGATGTCTTTGAGGCGAACCTAAAGTTCTTGAAGCTATCATGGGACGGCAAGGCCATCCTTGAGAATACCGACAACGAGGCACGTTACTACATGGGCAAGACTGGCCTGGACGAGCTTCTGCAAAAGGGGACAATAGTGTGCGGTACCGTTCTTGGACACTGGAAGTTCAAGAAGCATGGTAACTCATATGCAATTTTTCCTGTGTTTTCCTGATAACACAGGTCATGGGCCAGACATGGTTTCGACGTGGAAAGGAATGACGGGTTGCACATCGGTGGGAGTTTACAACCACCTCAAAGCCAGTAGACAACTTTAAGCGCAAACGATAGCACTTACGCCCTTGCTGCGTGAATAGCAGGCAGTCCCAAGTCAATCCCGTCTGAATGGGCTTGAAGACTGTAATAAATCAGGCTGGGTCTTGCAAATGCACGGTTCTTGCACCAAGATCGAGATAAATGAGCTAGGTCTGCCGATATCCTGTCTCCCGGAGCAGGCGGGCTGAATAAACAAAAGAGAGACTATGATGTGTAGACGCCTGTAGCTAATTTTTGCGGACGGGAGTTCGATTCTCCCCTGGTCCAAGTTTGTTGATAAAGCCCACGAACAATGGGCTTTATCTGTTTTTGCCATTATGGCATAATCAACCATAGCCTACCATCTCCGGTAGAAGAGGTGTCTTTCATGTCTAAAGAAAAAGAGGCACAGAGCAGCAGGCTACTGTTCACAGAGTTTGTGCGGTGGTTGCAGTTGGCCGTTAACAGCCGCTCATCTGAGGTTGGTTCGCCTGATGTGAAAATCACGTCGCACAATCACAGCCTGCACTCTATCCCTTTTCAAGGTAAGCGTCTCTATATTACTGTGTCAACTGAGCCACCTGATAGTCAAAGGAAATGAAGGGAGTATGACGACACCCAAGGCACTGATTGTTGCTGGCACTAAGGTTGAGGTAACAAACAGGAAAAACAAAGTCCGCAATGCACTCGTCCTGGCATCCCCAGCCGGAAGTCATCTTGATGGCTACATCATTCCGCCCGATGGAACGGTTCTCACTATTCTTTCCAAGCCGAAAAAAGTCCAGGGCATCAATTTCGTTGAGGTAGGTCTGAACAAGACGCCTTACGTTGTGTTTTACGAAAACATTCGATATGACACGACACCCGTTGTGAATATCATGACTGCGGTTACCAGTGAAGTGAATGGTTGAATTGGAAGGATATCATGAAACACAAAGAACACTGGTACATAACATTCTTCTGCATTTGCCCTGCCTGTGGAAGGCAGTCCACCCACAAAGAAAGAGTCTATGGCGTAAAGCCGCAAAGTGGAACGCACGTCACAACGGAAGTCTATGACTACTGCATCGAACAAGGAAGACTGTAGGAACTTATGAATAAAGCGTCGCCGCCTCGAGTTGTCTACGGGGAATTGTTTACTCCCCGTCTGGAAACCTGTTTTGCCAGTGATGAGGCTAGTCCTGGTAGCATCGTTCAGGAAAGAAAAAGTATCGGTCGATATGTGGCCGGTAAACTAACCCTCACAGGGCGGCCTGTGTCGGATAACTATAACTGGTGGATTCCTGTTGATACCGAGGATGGTGCCTCGGTGTGGGTCATGTATGACTCGGTAAGGCGAATGAAGCAGGAGTCGGTCAGAACCCATAACAACTTCGGCTGTCCTGTGTGGAAATATACCTGGACCTGATTGGTAGAGAATCCCATGAACATTAGAACAAAGAGTGACATTGAGCGTGACGAGCTCTATCCTGTTGACTATCTTAATGAAGAACACAGGAAAGATATTCAGCTTCATGCCCTACGTATTGATAGAGCCAATTCCGTAAAGAGCGCCTTTCTCCTTCTTGATAGGAGGGAAGCCATGGGCGTTATGGAAGAGAGGATCGAGGTCCGTATCCCCGGAGAGGTTCTGTACTCTACAGGATTTTTGGACGAAAGGGATATGAGGCTCCTAAAGAGGGAGATGGAGTCAAGGAAGATTGATTGTCGGTGGGGAGTTTGTCAGCCATCATGGCCAGCAAGATGCCATATGGAAGTCTAGTCTAGTGCGAATAAGGTGTTACGGAGGCATTTCTGATTGCCATTCAGAAGGCGGGAGTTCGACTCTCCCTATTCGCTTTATTGGTTAAAATCGGTCAGGTTCCATGCTATCCTAGGGATATATGTGGACAAAGAACCATAGTCAGAGGAAGCAGCCCTTCAAGCATCGCACCTTTGAAGAGTTTGGCGGGCGCTGTGCGTATTGCCGAATCCCCATGACACTTCACGTTCATGGCAAGACGAAGGTGGAAGGAAATGTAGCCACGCTCGATCACATCATTCCAAAGTCCTATGGCGGGCCTGCTTGCAACGAAAACCTGTTGGTTGTCTGTTTCGAGTGCAACAGAGATCGTGGGAATTGCAGCCTAATGCACTTTCTCAGGGATCCTCGGGTCCTCGCTCGGCTGCGTGCTTCAATTAGCCTATCAAAACAAGCTGATGAGCGTCGCAGGTTTAGGCGACGCACGACGACGTGGTAAAATTAGACGCTGTGCCTCGAAAAGTTAGGGTGTGAGCTGCAACCTCACAAAATGTAGGTGCGAATCCTATCGGTGTCTTTGTCAGAAGGTAAACATGGAACAGGAACCTCTTGAGTTAAAGGCTGGGAGCGTTTACTCCAGCGGTTTCTGCATATTTCTGTATCAGAGCCATGACGACGCCCTTAAGGCGGGTAGCGGTTCTTCTGGAGTTTATCCGGCTGTATGCGCCGCTACGTCCGCTACCAACAATGCCGTCATTAGGATTAGCGAATATCTGGGCAGTAAGATAGGCCACACCTCCCCAACGTTCCGTTTATGGTTGCCGCAGTAAAAGACACTCATGCTTCGGTGATTTATGGGGACAAGGTTTGGTGGATTCTTTGTCCAAGCTGGTTAGAGCTCAAGAAGATTTCGGTTGAACGACTTGAGTAAAATGTACACGTATTTCAAAAGGCCGGGCGATACCTATATTGTCACTCGCACCGTGATGGTGACTATGTCACCGGATTCACTGAACAGCACTAAATGGAGAAACAGAAGTGTCCTTCCCAAGGTCCTAGAGCCTGGCACCATTCTCGTGTATCTTGATACGGTGGTCAGCACCTCTCTTGATTGTTCAGTAGCCCGGTTCTTGATTCAAGACCATGTCTGGATGGTACCCGTCTGGTACCTCGACACCATTGTAAGAGTGATTGAAACTCTGGAAAAACCAGCAGAAAGTAAAGCCAATGAGTACACACGCAGTTAATGTGATTAAGATCACCGAGATCACTCCGCACCCCGATGCCGACTCCCTTGAGTTGATCCCGGTTTGGGGATACATTTGTGCAATCCGAAAGGATTCTTTCAAGGTCGGTGATCTTGCGGCCTACATTGAGCCTGACTACGAGGTCCCTCTAGACCGACCGGAGTTTTCCTTCCTGGCTAAGCCAGGAAAGGATCGACCACGCCACCGTATTGCCGTTCGTCGCCTGCGTGGAGTTTACTCTCAGGGTCTTTTGATTGCCGCTCCCCCCGGCTCTGTCGAGGGAGACAATGTCATTGAGGGTCTTGGGGTTACACGGTACGAGCCTCCAGAGGAGCTAATGGTTAAGGGAGCCTTTGCGGAGAAGGGTCCTGAGATCCTTGCCCCAAAGTACGATCTCGAGAATTGGAAGAAGTACCGCTCCATCCTAGAGGATGGCGAGGATATTATCCTTACTCCTAAGATCCATGGTTGCAATGCACGCTTCGTTTGGCACGGTGATCGAATGTGGTGCGGCAGCCGGACGCAGTGGAAGATGCGTCCTGGTTCCATGATTTTTCCTGCTGGGGATGCAGAGCCTATTGAGGTAAAACAGAATGCGTGGTGGGCTGCCAATGAGCAGAATCCATGGCTTGAGGCTTGGTGCAAGGATCATCCCGGTGTCGTCCTCTATGCCGAGGTATTCGGACCCCAGATTCAGCGGGGATTTCACTACGGTCTGGCCAACAACCAGTTTGGCGTGGTAATCTTCGACATTCTGCGAGATAATCGTTGGGTCGTTAATTCGGAGTTTTCGCACCCCGACTATGCTGGATTGAACTTCCTTCCCGTTCTGTATGCTGGTCCCAATGACCCCAAGGTTATTGCTGAGCTTGCTGAGCAGAATGAGACCTTCAATAGTGCGGGCCACGTCCGAGAGGGCGTCGTGGTAAAGGTTGTAAACGAGCGACGCAACTATGACATTGGGCGTGTTGCTTTGAAGTACGTCTCTAATCGTTACCTTGAGAAGTGACCATGGACTATCCTCCCATAAAGGTTGGAAGTCTGTACAGCTTTGGTCCCAATGCCGCTCTATGCTTCCTTTCTCCGCCCGTGTCACCGCTTCCCAGGAACTACGTTAGTCACGCCTGTAAAGCGGTCATTGAGATATATGACAGCGGCCAGTTGTCACTAGCACTCAGATATGGAAGTGCGGTGTTTGATGGGGCACCCTCTACACCATCCGTGGTCAAGATCCTGGCCCCCAACACAATGTTTCTCCTTGTTGATGAAGGGGAAAAGGTAGGTGAGATTTATTACCTGAAAATCGTTGTAGATAACGTGGTTCTGTATGCCCCAATCGACGTTTGGTTGAACGTGATACCATTTACGGATAAAACATAGCAAAAACCCTTAGAAAATAATGGTTTACTTTGGTTCGTGACCATGCTATATTAGATAAGTAGCCAAGAGCTAGACAGACAGAGCCGGTGAGGTTCTCCGACCCGGCCCGATAAACAAACAACCCTCTCTCTAAAGTTCCCAAAGGTAGAAAAGACAATGCGTACTATCAAGACCCTTCGTACTGGCGACGTGATCACTGCTTCGGCCCTCGGTCGTGAGGACTATTTCCTCGTCGTGGAGGCAAGTTCGACCATCGAGCTTGTGAACATCGGCCCGAGTCGGTTCGGTGACGTGGTGCTCGATCGACAGAAGCGCACCACCGTCGAGTCGATCGACGATCTCGGCCGTGTTCGTCGCCATGACCACCTGACCCGACGTGTCATCTTCTCTCGCTGATAGAGAACGGTGCCCAGGTCTGAGAAAATAGAGTTTTTCACACTCTATTTACCTCGTGGTGAGCGTGGTGTAAAGGTCCCGCACGGCTGGTCGTGACCCAGCAAGTCAGAGTTCAATCCTCTGCGTTCACAATCCTTTTCTTTGACTTTCTCCGGTATTTGTCAGGGTGGTTGGTCCCTACCTGACAAATATTGGGACGTTAGCTCAGTCGGCAGAGCAGCGGGCTTTTAACCCGTCGGTCGTGGGATCGTTCCCCACACGTCCCATTTTCTGTACATCCATCCCTTCCTCCTTTTTCGGCAGGTAAAAAGATGAGTACGGTTTTGCTAGCGATTGGTGTCTATGCGGGTGTCGGCCTCTGTTTTCCTCCGATCGCCGTGGTCCTAACTCGATTTCTGTTCCGCTGGCAGTACCGCAAGGACCACGGCACGGAGATGCCACCGATTACCAAGATTGAAGCGCACCACCTCGCCCTGAGAGTGGTTGTCAACTCAATCCTGTGGCCGCTCTTCCTGTTCGCTGCTTTCGCAAAGATCATCAGCCTGCTGCTGAGCGATCTCGGACCTGTGCTCGACCGGTTCGTGTTTCGAGTAATGAATGCCGAGAACGCTCGCCGATCGGCCGATAAGGAGTGATGGCAGATGGAAAATGGAATTCATGCTCCCGACGAAAGCATTCCCGAGGTTGCCAAGCCTGAGCTTTTCGTTCTTTACTGGACTGAGAATCACCGGGACCGTGAGCGCCGATTCATTGGTGTCTTCACTTCCAAGGCCAGAGCAGAGCTAGCCCAGGAAGAGGATCGCAAACGGTGGCTTCGTTCGGCCCCAAACTGGGATAGCCTCGGCCACTACTCAACTCGACAGTTCGTTCAGAACGAGGCAGACTTCAATGGCTGGTGAGAACAAGCTGTGTAGCACCTTGCGGAATGAGGTGAAGTATTTCCGCTTTGTGCTCAAGCCTGGGTTCTATAACAAGGGCACGCCTGCGTATCCCTGGCACAACAAAGCCGCATTTACCAACCTGATTTCTCGGCCTCGCCGACCGGAACCACGACTAGGACTCGGCCACAGAGTGGTGCTTACAGTTTGGCGTAAACTCTATCTAGCAAAGAGAGCAGGTCTACCGTGATCAAGGAGCAGACGGCCCAGGATTTCCTTGCAGATTACCGGCTCCAGGTGATGACCCTGGAAATTGCGGTTTTCAGCCTTAAGGGCAACCTTGAAGCACAGGCTATCCTCCAGGATGAGATTAACCGGCTCTCAAAGGTAATTGAGAGGTTTGAGGCCTATCAGCGAGCCATGGCCGATCTCAGCAACAAGGTTCGTGAAATGGTGAATCTTGCCTTCCCGGAAGATACCAAGGCTCTAATTCGAGAGTACCAGCTACCCAGCACCGTGTGCTTTACTCACTGGGCAGTCAGCAAGCCCGCAACCTGATAAATACAATGCCTCCGAATACGTCACCGTATGACATGGCGCACTTCGTGCTCAAGGAGCACGGTGGTCTTGATGACGAGCAGAAAGTCTTTCTCTTGAACGTCAAGACCCGTCACCACTGGGGCTCTCCGACGAGCGTTGGGGACCTGCACGACCTCGTTTGCTTGTACTACGAGGCTCGTGGATACGCCATGGCTATGGCAAAAAATGCCGAGAAAGGCTTAATATGAGCCACTCCGACTTTGTCTACACAGTAACCACGCTCTACATGAGCCTGGCCGGTAACACTGCCACTCGCACCCCGGTCCTGTGCTCCACCCATGAAAAGGCTGAGCACATCATTCTGACAAATGCTGGTGGTCTCGAGGAACGACTTTACTCACATGCAGTAATCGAAAAGATAAAGCTTGACGATATGTACTGCATTTCGACTTGCTCTCCAGCAAATCAGACTTGGTTTCGCTGGTCTGAGCCTCAGGGCCGCTGGCTGAAAATGGTAAAGCCGCCCAAGGCTTTTGTCCGCACCGTCAATTTTGCAATTGGCTAATTTCAGAGATAGTCAAAGGGGTATACGCAAATGGTTCAGATTCGAGAGTATGAGGCATACGAGATTTTTTCTCGGCCTGACGTGGTCAAGCGACTCCGGTTTCTAACTAATGGCGGCTGGGGACGCCATGGAATTGGCTCGGCCCTTCTGCATGATCTTTCTTGCAAGCGAGACGGAATCTACATTCTGGCTTGGCATCTGGGGCAGATCGTTGGATGGGCCATGATTTGCAAGCGTTTTCCGATTGGTGCCTCTCCGTGGCAGGTCGGGTGCTATGTGGCAAGGCCTCACCGTGGCCGTGGCATTGCAAGTAAGCTTATGAAGCGGGTGAAGTCTTCTGCGGCTCGGAACGAAATTCCGAAGGTGGTAGCTGCTCCCTGGAACAGGGCTGGTCAGGCGCTTTATGCAAAGCATGGATTTGCATTGGCTTCCTATTGGGTTTAATCCGGGCGGCTAGCACCAAAATAGATTAACAAAGTTTGTACGGTCAGCTATAGTTAGAAATGTGCTATCTCCTCAAACGAGATATCGCATACACGGGCCGATAGTGCTAATGGGAACACACCTGCCTTGCACGCAGGAATTCAGGGTTCGATCCCCTGTCGGTCCAGAGCTTCCTACTTGCTCCCTGCCCCTTATATTGGTGGGGAATGAAGAAAAACTCGAGGTTTAACCACTGAGAGCAGAAGCGTGAGTCTGTCCCCTAATGGTCCAGTCGTGAAGTGGCTTCGTGCGTGAGGTAGTCTCTCACATCACGAAGAAACAGAGGCCGAAAAGTAATAGTGGGGGCAGGGTGGCGTTCTCGTCAGGACAGAGCAATCTGTATGAGCCGAGTTATTTTACAACTCTTTTGGTTTCACGACTAAAAGTAATGGGTAGATGAAAACTACCAAGGTCAGTCAACCGATCCGGTCTCGCCCCGATATCAACGGTTGTCAATAATCCCCCGCCAGGGTAATCGGTACCAGGCCCATTAGGAACCCTGGGTTTTGAGCTCCTGTACTGTAAGAATCTTTTTCGTCTTGCCGTATGGTTGTTCAAGTTCCTAAATCCCGCAAGGGTATGAAGCCAGGAAGGTAGACCTCTCCCCTCTAATCTCCGGGAACAGTGGTTTTCTTCCTGGCTTCTTCAATTTACAGACACGAAAGAAAGTGTAGAAATGCAACAAATTCAAGGTGAGGCTTGTCCAAGGTGCGGAACACGTCCGTGCTATGTTTCGTTTTTGGGTAACGTGGAATGCTCCAACTTTCACTGTTCTGCCTATAGCTCGGCACTCTACCCGCCTGCCGCTGCGCCGACGACAGAGGACTCTACCCCCGAGGATTGCGGCTCCTGCGAGGGGTGTTCCTGTTCCAGTGCTTCTTCGTCGTCTGGTGCGGAAGATGCTGGCGATGAGCACCCAACCTATCTGTGGTCTATGTATCATCACGACTTTGGAGACTGACTTACTTTGTAAGAGACAAGGACTGAGGGACTATTTATCCTTGTAGTGAACTTCCGTTACAGTGGAAGATAAACCGGATGGGTATGCCGGAACCGCCTCGAAAGCGGATTGTGCCATTTAGATGGTATGGGGATCGAGACCTCTATCTTCCGTTTCTCTTTTCTTCTCAGCGTGAATGAGTAACGAGTTATGTTCTACTACATCGGGTTCGGAGTGCTCTTCGTCGTGATCGCTGTTCTCCTGGGAGTCAGCATTACCATGGCGTTCTTCCTCTACTTTCTTCTTGACGTTATCGGGACGGTCGGAGAACAGATCATACCCAAGGACTGGCAGAAAAAACCTTCCAAGGAAAAGCGGTAGCAAAAATAAGTCTGCGGCCTAGTTATGGTCGATGATCACAGAAACCCTTCAGCCAGTTGAGTTGCTTCCAACCAAGTTTGAGCCAAAGTTTAATTCTCGCTTCATTTTGGAATTGGATGACATAGAGCCCTTTCTCGTTAAGGCCGTTAGACTACCTCAGATATCTGTCAGTACAGAAGGAAATCTAACCTACAAGACAAACCTAGAGGTGGTGCTGTACAATCCCCTTGCTCCGTCAGGAAGTCAGGGAGTCATGACCTTCTGCAAGAAGGCTATGAAAAGAAAGAACCTAAAAGCAAGGGTCAAGCAACTTGATAGGAGTGGCACCGTTATAAGCCTGTGGGAGTTTGTGGGTGTAAGCCCAGAACTTGTGAGATTTGACGATCTGGACTACAGTGAGCAGAAACCAAGTCTTATACACATGAACCTATCCTTTCGTAAGATGACTTTGAAGTATTAGGTTTTGGAGAGTAAACCGGACAGGCGTGCCGGGCCAACCTGGAAAGTTGTGCGCCCTCGCAAGGGGGTCTGTTTCGAGTGCAGTGCTCTCCGTGTTTCTTTGTTTCTGTTTGGAAGGTAAATCGTCGTAATCGGACGGCGGCTCTGTTTGCTAAATAGATGGGCCCCTTTATCGGGACTGGGGTTCGAGTCCTCTGCCTTCCGCTCCTACTTTCTATTTGAAGGGGTAATCGTTATGTCACAGACAGCCATGATTCTAGAGATTCGAGCCGCCGAGGGCGGAGACGATGCCAAGCTAATCCTTGACGACATGGTCGGGATCTATGCAAAGGCCTGCATTCTAGATTGTCTTTGACCTAGCTCTTATCTACAAAACACCCGGTCTTGCCATTCTGAGAATCTCCGGTAAGGGAGCAGAGAAGTTTGCTTCCGAGGCTGGTGGTCATCGCTGGCAGAGAGTTCCCCCTACCGAGAAGCGTGGCAGGGTACACACGTCTACGGTTACGGTTGTCTGCTTTCCAGAGCCAACCGAAGCCCAGGTGAAAATCAACCCTTCCGACTTGGAAGAACAGTTCACCAGAGGCTCAGGCCCTGGAGGGCAGCACCGCAACAAGACCGAAACCGCTGTCATTCTCAAGCACATTCCCACAGGAATCTCCGTAAGGGCAGAAGACAACAAAAGCCAGAAGCAGAACAGGGAAAGCGCCCTGTCTCTTCTTCGTGCTCGAATTCTGCAAATTGAGAAAGACAAGAAACAGGTTGCCCTGTCAAAGGTCCGTAAGGAACAGGCCGGGTCTGGTATGAGAGGCGATAAGGTGCGAACCATCATGGTTCAGCACGGCAAGGTCGTGCATCACTCAACCGGCAAGGAATGCTCCTTCAAGGAATACTCCAAGGGCAAGGTCTCCCTCCTCTGGTAAGCGCCTCTCCTGATTCCGTAAAAGCCCTACCTGACCAGTTTCGGGGTTGGTAGCTACCAGGGTAGCCCTTGGGGCTCAAAGCGCTTCCAGGGGCTTTTACGGAATGCAGAGTGTGCTCGAAGAAATATTGGTTTAAACATCTCGGCAGTTCTGCTATAATGAGACTATCATGCGACCCGATTTCAAAAAGCTCCTGTGTGAGCACGAGCGATCCGATTACGGATACGGCAAGAAAAACAAGGGCCTGGTAAAGGCTCGTCAGCGTGATGAACGTCAGTCTGACTATGAGGATTGGGCTCCGGGAGCCAAGCGTGGAATCAAGCGCAGCCCTTTCGGAATGTCTCGAAAGACCAAGGTGTTTTCTGAGAACCTTTCCGTTCTCACGAACTTTCTCTTCTCCGCTCGTGGACGTAAGTGGAATGACGTTTACTCGGAGATTGTCAGGACCTGCCCCAAGACCTCCGTTATCGGGGCACACGTCTATCAGCACTTGTTTCAGTACGTCATCGTGAATCCTACCATTTCCGAGGAGGATGGTTCGATGTGCTACCCTCACCACCTTCATGGAAGGGGACGAAGTCATGAGAATCGAAAGATTCTCAGCGAGCGTGGGTGGCGCAAGTTCTACGTCGATCCTCGCACCGGAATTCTGTGTGTTGCCCCGCAGCGAGTCAGGGTCAATCCCGCCAAGGCTGCAAGGGAACTGCGAAAGAGCTATGAAGTTCGTGTTGAGACCATGAAGTGGGCTGTCAGGCCGGATCCCGAGGGTCCGTGGTTCTGGGCCCTGCTCAGGAAGATCCCGGAAGGGAAGTACGTTGCACCTCCTCAGATTGACAACCCCTATGACACCCGGCCCGAGTCGGTGAAGAAGGCTCTGGTGTGGCAGGGGCCAAGCATCAGTGACGTGTACCAGTGGGCTCTCTCCAATGAGAGAAAGGCTTTGACCAGCCAGAATCTTTACGCCTATCCGGGTGTGAAGGATCCCTACGTGAGAGAACTGACTAGGTATTACGGAGCAGATGTGTATTGCTACGAATTGAAGCAGATGGGTAAGGCTGACCTCCGAAAGCTTGGTCTTAGTGGGCTTTGATGCTCTCTAGGAGTTCTCTGTTATTCTAGTGGAACATTACCAATTAGAGAGAGAGAGAAGCCAGTCGGGAAAATAAATAGGTTAACACTACTTATCCAATACGCTACTATGGTTGTAGCCTTTAGGGATTGCAGGAAGAGTCGCTCTGACCCGAAATTTTCACTTCCTCATCTTTTTCTTCGTCTAACTTTGTTCTCGTGGTGAAACTGGATTATCACATCAGCCTACGAAGCTGATATTTTGGGTTCGACTCCCAACGAGAATGTTGATAGGAACTGCATACCCTGCCCCCAAGTGGGAGGGGACAGTTCTCTATCATTCACTCTGAAAACAGAATAGAATAAACCAAACTATGGATTTGGTGGTGTTCTCTAGGCCGATTCTTTGGCTTAGAAATTCCTTCCAAGTCCATTTCTTGGACCCGTAGCTTAATGTAGAGCACTCCCCTGTCACGGGAGAAGGTGGGGGTTCGTTCCCCCTTGGGTCCGTAGCAGAATTGTTCTGTTGGATTGTGTAAAGTAGCAGAGCCATCCTGGAGCGATGGAGGTGGCGGGTTCAAATCCCCCTTCAACGTGAATTTTCTGTGTTACGCTGCTGGACGGTACGGTATTACCTATTTGGCCTGATAAGCTAAATGGCCCAGGTTCGACTCCTGGCAGCAGCATTGTGATTGAACCTTACGCCGACGTAAACGGTGGAGTGGACTTGAGACCGGTCTCAGCCGCCCCAAGGGCGGGGGCCCCAGGGCAGTCACAAAAAACTTCATGTGTATCTATAGGAGGCTATAGCCTAATCGTGTCTCGCTGGGTCCTGGAAGGGTTCCCTAAGAACAGAACAAAAAAACGGCAGGGCTCCTTAGAAGAGCTTGTTTTTCCTGAGTGGCCTGTCCCTGCGTAATGTGGGGATGGGACGAGGCGCAGCTCAGGTAGAATCCTATAGCACATGAAATCCTTGGAAGTGTTTCCCTCCTGTCTCTCTCAGCAACGCTTCTCAAAAAAGGGTTACTGAGAGGCGAGGGAGTGCTTCTTTGTTCCTGGGTAGCTCAGTGGAAGAGCGTCCGGCTGTTAACCGGATGGTCGCTGGTTCGATCCCAGCCCCAGGAGTTTCTTCTTCTTTTCTTTCCCTTTTGAAGGGCTGTAGCTCAGTTGTTTGCAGAGCATCCTTGGGGACTCGAGTTACCCAGGGACGGTCGGTGGTTCAAGTCCATCCAGCCCCATTTCTCTTTATGCCGAGGTGGCGAAACTGGTAGCACGCACTGGGCTAAGAACCCAGCGGGAGTAAAATCCCGTGGGAGTTCGACTCTCCCCCCACGGCACTTTCTTTTGATGTTTGTGATGAAATGGCAGACATGCTCCCTTGTAGGCCTTATGGACTATCAAACCAGGGCTGAACGGGAGATTTTGTGGGTTTAAGTCCCACCGATGTTGATTTCTCTCGTTCCAGAGAGGTTCCTTTGGAGGGACGCCTGACTGTTAATCAGGAGCGAGTAGGTTCGATGCCTACCTCTGGAGTTTTCTTATCTCTTCCCAATTGCCTGGGTGGTGGAATGGCAGACACTCCAGCCTCAGAAGCTGGTGCCCGCAAGGGCGTGTGGGTTCGACTCCCACCCTAGGCATAGTTATTATTCGCCTCATTTCCTTCTCACTCACTCTCTCTCAAAGCAAGTAAGACAATGTCCACTGTCAACCTCAAGCAACTGCCATCAGAATTCTCGGCAAACCCGAACAAACGTTCTGCGGTCCACGTTGCAATTTACCATCGTGGACACAAGCTGTACGAGCACTACAAGGAAACCCCGAAAATCGTATGCAATACGGTCATTCCCACGGTTCTAATGATCAATCGGTGGGATGGTAGAATTGGATTTCCGGGTGGACACATCGACCAGGGCGAGACGCCCGAAGAAGCTCTTCTCCGAGAACTAAAAGAGGAGATTAACTTCTCGCCTCTTAGGCCTGACGGTGATGAACGCAAGATTCACTATGTCGCATCCTGGGAGGGTCCAACCACAAACTTGCATTTCTATGCGTGTGAAATCCTTGACTTTCAAGACATGAAGCGTATTGTACGAGATGCGTGTCTGGCCGAGCACTTTTCCTCGGAAATTACAGGAACCTTCCTACAGCACCTTCACACATATGACAACGGAATGGGTTTAACTTCTTTTTTGAAGAGTGCTAACTTGGTTCCTGCGGTTGCCGAGCAGGTAGAGCTAATCTGCAAGAGAATCCGCTGAATATTTGCTACTTATCGGAGCATAGGTCAATCTGGTAGACCACTTGTTTTGGGTACAAGATGTTGCGAGTTCAAATCCCGCTGCTCCGATTTTCCTTTTGGATGATAAATGCCTACACAACAAAATCCTGCACAGAAGTGGCCTGAGCGTTCGCCGTTGGATCTTGTTCCTGCGCTTTCTGATATCCTGACTGGTAAGTCAGTCTGCGATATTGGGTGCGGAGCAGGAGACCTTCTAGAAGAGATTCGGTGTCTAGGGATTTCTGACAAGGTTGTTGGCATTGAGCTAATGTCAAGCAAGGTACCCGCCAGCAGGCGATCACACATAATCTGTGGCGATCTTAGGGGCATGGAACTGCCCGTTTGCGATGTATACCTGCTATGGGTCAATGATGACCTGTACAGTCTGGTAGCTGACCTGCCGTCTGGCTCTGTGTTCGTGGACATAACAAGTGCTCCAACAGAAAAGCAACTTGCCTACCTTGGTACGCAAGGTCTTCTCCTGGAGAAGCGTGAATTCAAATTTGATGAGAGACGCCATGGTCTTTCCGAAGGGTTTACCGAAGAGAGATGGCCTCTAACCGGAACCAGGAATGTTTTTATCTACCGAAAGCTGTAAGCTTTCCGATTTAGGCTCGTAGTGTCAGTGTAGCACCCTCGCCTCTTAAGCGATGAAGTGTGGGTTCAAGTCCCATCGAGCCTAGTTTCTTTTCTGTTAGTCAGATACTACAGAGTGTGGGCCAGTCTGGTTAGGTCACTCCGTTTGGAGCGGAGCCAACGCAGGTTCAAATCCTGCCACTCTGATTCCGTGTAGCTTAAATACAAGAGCGCCACCGTAGAAGGTGGAGGGTGCAGGTGAAAGGCCTGCCATGGAAACCATTTCTGTTTGCGTTTGACACAATAGGCTTTAAGGACGCTTGAAGCTGGCGGATCTCCTCGTGTAGGGACTCTTACACAGGACACGTCGCCCTGGCGCTTTTTTGCGACGCCAGGCAAACAATGTTGCGGGTTGGGGAAGCAGTATCCCGCTTGGCTCATAACCAAGAGATCACAGGTGCAACTCCTGTACCCGCTTCTTTTTTCGTCTCCCTTCTGTTGAGCATACATGAAGGCCACTAGCTTAATTGGCAAAGCAACCGCCTCCAAAACGGTTTGATCTAGGTTCAAGTCCTTGGTGTGCCTGTTTCCTTAGAAGTCGCCTCTTAAAACCCTTATTTTGTAAGGGGATTAAATAGGTTTATATTCGCCTCCCTTCATGGTATTGTTAATACATGAGGACGAAGCAGATGAGCCAGCGGACCTTCGGTGTGGAGATCGAGTGCGTCGGTATCACGCAGGATGCAGCCAGAGCGGCCCTTGTTGAGGCTGGACTGGTTGCTAACGTGGAATATTACAACCATGAAGTGCGTTCTTCCTGGAAGATCACGGGCGATGCGTCTGTGACCGGTCCCGATGGCTCTCCCGGCGTCGAGGTGATCTCGCCCATTCTTAAGGGCAAGAGTGGTCTCAAGGCTCTCCGTGCCGCTGCTACGGCCCTTGAAGCGGCCGGTGCGACGATCAATCGTTCCTGCGGGCTCCACGTCCACGTCGGCGCTCGTGATCTCACCCTCGCAAACGTCGAGGCTGTCGTTGCTCGCTATGAGGCTTTCGAGCACATGATCGACGCCTTCATGCCTCTCTCTCGCCGTGGTAATAATAACATTTTCTGCCACAGCATGACGAACTGGAAGACTTCTTTCGGCCACTACCTTACGACCGCCCAGAGCGTGACCGATCTGGCTAACCGGATCTCGACCCGCTATCACAAGATCAACGTAGCCGCCTACCTTCGCCACGGCACGATCGAGTTTCGCCAGCACTCCGGTACGGTGAATGCTGAGAAGATCGAGAACTGGGTTCTGTTCGTTCTTAACTTTGTCGAGGTGTCCGTGGCTGCAACGGCCAGGGCCCCTCGTCGGGTGCGCCTCTCCAATGCCACGCTGGCGGGCCGCTCTCCGGTCGGTCGTGTGAACGACCGTGCTCGTGGTCTCTTCAAGCTCGTTGCCGCCATGCGCCAGGGCCCCTGCTCGACTCGCACCCTCGCCGCCGTCTCTGGATACTCCGCCACCTCCATCCCGGCCTGTATGACCGAGATCCGCAATCGTTGGTTCCTGCGGATTAAGAAGAGCCGCCTTAATGGCGTCTATGTGCTGACCATGTCGGATACCCGCTTCGTGGAGCTTGAGCGTCAGTTTTCTACCACGCCCACCCCTGCGGCCCCGCCGGTTCGTCAGTACGGCCCCCGTGCGGCTTTCCAGGTGAGCCCCGGCGACGGTCCCTTCTCCGGCCTTTCCACCAAGCTGGTTAGCTACTTCGCCGAGCGTACCTCTGACCTTGCCGTCTGATTGACGGCAGAAAGAAGTAAAAGGACAGAGAAATGAAGCTCTACCGATTCTTTGATACGGTGACGATCGCAGCTTCCTCTCACGAGGAATTTGCCAGTCGTCTCTGGCTTGGCAGCTTCTCTCCCGCCAAGTCTCTCGATGACTACATGGAAGAGTTTGCAGACCGAGCCTATCGAGCCATGGGTGACTTTGTTTCAACCCGTACCGGAACTGACTTCACCGACAGTCTAATCAGAAATGGTTACGTCACAGTTTTCGATACCCTCAACTGATTTCGACACCTCACGAACAAGGTCCACAATGTCAGCGCATGGAAATACGCTTGTTTTCGTCTACGGCACCCTGATGATCGGCCGGTCCAATCACCACCTCCTGACGGCATCCGAGTTTCTCGGCAGGGCACAGACAGTGGATCAGAATTACTGCATGTTCGACCTTCGTGCTTTTCCGGGTGTTGTACATCGAACCAACCTTCGTCGTGGCTCCTCTCCGCTCACTGAGACCGGTGCGGACAATGTCTTCGGCCCCATCGGTGGCGAGCTTTATGAGGTCACGCCAGCAACCCTCAAGGCTCTTGACCGTCTTGAGAGCAATGGAACGCTTTACAAGCGTAGCGAGGTTCTTGTGGAGCCGTTCGATCCTCACCCCGAGGATGGTCTGGTGGATCATGTCACGGCCTGGATGTATGAGTTTCTGCCAGTGTCCCGACAGTTTCCTTGCGTTCCCTCGACTTGGAGCGCAAATGACCAGCCGCTCCTGGTCTGGCCCGCACGCTGATTTCTCCACTTGCTCACCAGAAAGAAGCAGGCACATGAGTTTCAATGAATGG